TCTCCGTCCAGATAGTCTGGGTCGGGGCTGGAGTCGCCGGGGGGATTAAAACCTGTACTGGTACTCGTAGTGCTGGAGCCGAAGCCATGGCACTACCTCATGGGTTTGAACGGTGCGGGGCGGGTATACGGCCCTTTGGTGTCCTCCTGATAGGGGCCATCGTACGGATAGCGACTTACATCTGCTTTTGCCTGAGCGAAAAACACATGACAATTAGCGTCGTTATTATCGAGCCCCCACTGCACCAGATTGATGTTCGTAGTGTCGGCAGTATACGAAGTGTTCGTATGTACTTCCTGTCCATCGTTGATCTTAAATTCGTAGATCGAACTGAGGCCGCTTACCCGATGGAAGAGAGAAACCTTAAACCACTTATTCAGCGAAGCGGCGAATGTTGTGGTAAGTTGAGTTGAATAATTCACCCGGAAAAGCATTGTGCCATTCGGGTTTATGTTGATCTCGATGTCACCGTTGTCAGAATACGTTGCTTGCCAGATGAAATTCTGAGCATTCGTTGGAGGGAAGGCTGAGAACATCACCCAGACCGATGTATATATCTGCGGTACGTTGAACCACTCTCTCGCTATGTTGGGCGGGTTAGGATTGCCCGATGTAGTCATTGTTACTTCAGCGCTAGGGTGCCCGTTGAACGTGGTTCCCGTATTGATCGTGCATACATCCCCGGCGTTGTACGCATCGAAGTTAAAGACAGAAGCATCACAGGCGCTATTCGCATCCGTTGTATTATCGAACGTGATGTCGTAAATCTGGGTGTTGCCTTTGAGTCCAGAGACACAGACTGAACTCCAGGCATACTGATGGGCAGAACCGTCGAGTGTCCAGTTAAGAGTACCGCTACTATTACTCTTCCCAACCGAGGTATTGAGGCATATCGGGCCACCCGCCCGAGACATATATGACGAGAGCCACGACTGAGGTTGTTGTGCTGTACCATCGTTTGACAAAACGGCGGTCGGGGTAAGAAACGTGAGACAGTCATAGATGTAGTCTTCCACGTTGTCTGTCCCAGCCGGATTCATGGTGGGGGTATTCGTATTCCCCGTACTCGTCGTGGCGTTGGTAAACGGACTTGTGCCTATGAGATTGTCAACGAATATAATCTGACAGACGAGATCCACCGTAGTCGAGGGCGTGAGGATGAAGGTATTCGACCCCGGTGCTGGATTCTGAAGACCGTACCATCCAACCTTTACGGTGGCCCCGTTCGCATTGGTCACACTAGAGCTTGTCACAAGGGTAAGGTTTGCCCCGCCATACGACATAGCGCTATAGGTTACACTCGACGGAGAACTCCCCACCGCAACAAGCATTCCCATGTTGAGCTTGTTCGGACAGATAACGCTTGTGGATATACCTGAAGCGCTATTTGCGATGACGAGGCTTTTACCGTACTGGTGACGGAGCATCAGTTGAGGCTCATAATTGCACACCACTGGCACTGATAGGACTGCGACGCAACGCTGATCGTAAGAGAAGCAATCAGCCCGGTTGCCGCAGTATTATCAATCGTTGTAGGAACCGAACCACCGGCGATATAGTCGACCGATGTTGCCGCAGCGGCACCCTGGATATTAACAGTCATATGCCCAACGGCTGTCGCTCCCGAAGCGGCGATCCCCAGAGAGCGAATCCCCATGAATGCCTCTCCAAAGAACGGGGCATTGGTGAGAGAAGCCGGGGGTGCTGTAGCGTTCGATGCTCCCAGGGAGACGTTCGATGCGGGAGTTGCTGACTGACCACAACGGAGCGTCCACGTAAGGACACCCTGTGTACCCGTCGACGTGAAGATGCCACCGAAGCGCAGGAGGTATATTTTCCCCGCCCTCATATCATTGGCGGGAATGGGGGTCCAGATGTTCGGTGTCCAGAGGTTCGTCTCCGTCGCCGAAGCCGTGACCGCCGTGAAGGATGCCGGAGGGAGGTCGTTGACGTCCATCCCGAGAAACCCCTGGCGGGACATGGCCCTGATATTCTTAAACCTTCTTCCCTTTTCAAGCTCTCTCTTCACATGATCGGGAGCCCTACTCAACCATTTTTGCTGACAGAACGGGCCAAAGACTCCGCACTCCAGTTCCTTCTTTGCAATATCATCAGGCGAGAATTTCATAACTCCTCCTATTTGACGAAGATTTTGATTTCAGGATGAAGGAAAAGGTATCGTGGCACAGTATCAATCTCTAATCCGGGAATCTTCTCGCAGAGGTCTATTCTCTGTTCAAAGGGTATGCAGACATCACAAGTCTCTTTCCCGCAAGTGACAGCACCACACCTCTGACAGAATGCTCTCCTTTTCTTCGACCCACGGATACTGAGGAAGTGCGCGTTGCAGTGAGGACACTGGAGGGTATTCCCTAGCTCAATCCCATCGACGATGAACGCCCCGTGAGCATGACGCTCAAACATGGCGTTCTTCAGGTCCTCTTCAGGTTTAAGGATAAGTCCCATGTTATTCCTCAAAAAACCAAGTGAAGATCGGATTAAACCCATATGCGGTATCCTGATATACTACTAAACTATCACTCGCACCGTATATCTGTATCTCTTTCCCCGGCCTAGCACTCCAGTTCCACGGCTTTCTAGGCGATTGTCCCGCGATCCTAAGAATTGTATATGTGCCCGAGGGATCGAGAGACCATGTATTTTGGACTCCAATCGCTAACGCGGGGGGAAAAATAGGATCAAGGGGGACTGGAGTAATCGTACCGAGGGGAGTGCCGCCAGTCCCCCACTTTAATGTCCAACCAAAGTTACCACCGGGAATCGGATTTGGGGCATACCCATCCATGTGCATCTGGTAGAGTTTAAGATTATGAGCAACCCCGTTGTTAAATAATCCAAACTTCTCATTCACCCCGCTATTGCCGGAATTTGCACTAATGGCATATTTAGAGCCTAAAGACCCACCCTGTCCCATTTATTCCTCAAACTGAAAAGAGAAGTCAAAGTTAAACAGAGCCCCCCCGTTATAGTAATACTGGAGATCGAACCCGTTGCTATTTTGCTGTCGGAATTCTTTCCCTCTTTTTGCGTACCACGATACCGTCCCCTTATAGTATATAGGAAGGTAAAGTAGAATCCCTTGCACGCTAGGAGCAACGCTGTTTGACCCCCACAATAGATAGGAAGCGGATGTTGTAGGTAATTCTCCGTCAGTCCACACTCCAAATGTCTGATTGGGGAACGTCCCACCTCCTGAAGTTAACCGTAGGATATATTTTGCCCCCGGAATTGTCCAGGGGGTACTTACATTGGTAAATCCAATCTCAATACCACTTAACCGGATAGTATACCCACTCTGGGCCATGAGATTAGCCACATCAGCGGGTTGGTTATTCGCGCCAGTTCCCGCTACCGCATATTGTCTTCCAGCCATTTAAGCCTCCACCGTCTCAGCCATCTTCAATTCTTCGGCTATCTTCTCAACCACGTCGCTCCACGATCCCGGCTTCTCCTGTCGGTAGAATTTCGTCTTCTCGTACCATGTGCTGTTCGTGTGCGTCCCATAGAGACGCCACTCGGGAGAGAATTGAACGAGGAGTTTCACCGGGACGCCGATCGCGCCGGCAAGGTGCGGGACTGAGGTATCGGTACTGATGAGGAGATCCATGTTCTTCAGGATCGCTCCTGTATCGGCGTAGTCCCGTATCTCGGGATGCAGAGGCGTGACCTGGGGGAAGCGCTCGGTCTGGTACGCTGCAATGCCTTTCTGAACGGAGAAAAACTCAAATCCCGGTTGACTGAAGATGGGTATAAAGTCCTCGAGTTTCCCGCCTCGAGACTTTTCGTGTTTGAATTTCGGATTTCCCGCCCAGACGAGTGCGATTCTCGGCTTCGTCTTCGGGCCCAGACGTTCTGCCCATTCCTTCACCAGGTCGTCGGAGATCGTCAGGTAGGGCTTATCGTCGGTGATCGGCTGTTGTGTGACGTGCGGGATACTGAGGAGCGATAACTGGTAGTCCACAAATCCGGTCTTCTGGTGCCAGGAAACGACCTTGACGTCCGGCATCTGCTCGGCGAGGCGCTGGATTTCCTTCTGGGCCGCGAATGTCACTCGGGCTCCGCGCTCCTGCAGTTGACGGATATAGCGCATGGAGAATATCGTGTCGCCGATCCCCTGCTCACAATGCACAAGGATCGTCTTGTCTTTGAGGCTCTCCCCTCTCCACTTCGGGACGCCGATCGAGCGCATGTACTGTCCGACCGTCGAGTCCTTAGAGACCAGACGCCACTCGTAGTCAGCCATCCCTTCTTTGTAGCGCCCGAGCGTCATCAGGGCCAGTCCCCGGTTGATCCGGGCCTCGAGGTTCTCCGGTTCTGCCTGGAGACAGAGGTCGAACATCGGTATCCCCTCGTCGACCCGTCCCTGAGTCATATAGAGCGATCCGATGTTATTGTAAATCCGGTTGTACGTGGGGACGATCTCGAGGGCCTCCTTGTACTTCCTCATCGCGCCCTTCCTGTTTCCTGACTCCTCGAGAGCGGTGCCGATCGTGAAGAGTGCGGAGGACCGGATCATCACATTGTTTTTTTCCAGACGAAGGACGAGTTCGCAATAAGAAATCGCCTCCTCAAATTTCTTCTGGGCCTGTTTGATGACGCCGATATTGATGAGAGAGAGGATGTCGTTCTCGTCGACCGCAAGGGCCTTCTCGAACCACTCGGCCGCCTTCTCGAGGTTTCCCATACCGTGATTGATGCACCCGATGTTGACGAGCGCCGGGAGATAGTCTGGCACGACCGCGATCACTTCCTCGTACTTCTTCGCGGCGTACCCCATATTCGTTGTCTCGTTCTTCTGCGCCTCTTTCAGCGCCTCGACTACTGCAGGAGGAAGATACATGGTCATCAGGCCACCTTCTTGAAAATTGCGACTCCGTGATTTCCGGGCAGGGCTTCAATGTCAGCCAGTTTCTTCCACCCCGGCCTCGCGTTATCGAGGAGGCCGAGTTCCCGCATGGCATCTCTCACCGCGATCGGTTCTCCCCGGTGAGGCTGGGGCTGAATCGACTGCGAGATGTCATCGGAATCGTGGAATGCGATGACCCCTCCAACCCGGACAAGTGGCTCTGCTGTCGTAAAATCCTCCATCGCGCACGTCTTTTCGTGACATCCGTCAATCAGGAGATAGTCGATCTTCCCCTTGTAGAGTTTCATCCAGGGCACCGACCCCAGAAACGAGAATTCGTGCCTGAATGTCCACGTCTTACTGTATCCCCCCAGCCATTCCCGGTCCAGCGACCACCCGTTCTCGATGTCGACCCCCACAACATACAGGCGCTCTTTGAGGACGCCTAGTTGGAGGATTGACTTCCCCATCGCATTGAGCGTATCTCCTCGGGCGATGCCGAATTCCACGTAGATGAAATCGTCGCCCTTGCTCAGGGTATCAATGGCGATCTTCGCTGCACGTAGCATACAGGTCTGATTACCGTCCATTGAGATGCCGAATGGCGGGACCGTGATATGTCCAAGGTCTACCGCATCGACTTCTGGGTCGATGTATGAGTCCATAGTCTCCTTTGTTGTTGGTGAAAAATCAGTGGGTAGACGGAATCCTTGTCCCCCCCGCTCGTATCCGTCCCTTACCGGAAACCCCGACCTCTGATTATTTCTTCGCTCCACGTCGACGCCTCATATATTCTTTCATGTAAGCTCGACGCTTCACCTTGTTTTTCTGCATCCAAACCTTATGGGCCTCGCGCTGTCTCTCTTTGTGTATCTTATGATATTGGCGCTTATCCTCTAAGAATTTGGCATTCCGTTCTTCGTCCGTTAATTTCTTCCCGCCTCTGCGTGGTATATTGGATGAATTACAACTACGACACGCAAAAACAAGGTTCTCTGGACTATTGAACGGCTTTAAGTGCTCTAGTGTGAGATCGTGCCCAACAAGATTGTCTTTCCCGCACCAGTAACACTTCGTCCCCTGTTTATCGAGTATTGCGAGGAGCTCCTGTGCCGTGATATGACCGGGGAATCGGTGATTCGCGACAAATGCTTTTCGGTAGAACGAATAGAGAAGAACATTTTTGCGTCTCCATTCGTAAGCCTTTGCACGAATCTGCTGATCGTTCTGTGCGTAGTATTCTTTCGCATACTCTCGTAGTCTGGAGCGGTTTCCCGATTTCCAAACCTTCGTGAGTTCTGCCGAATGCTGCGCATTTGTATGCCCGACCCCCTCTTTGCACAAGCGGCACTCTTGACTCGGCCTCATATAGTCCCCGTGGGTTGTTACTACAACCTACGATTCTTATAATCCAAAGTCAAGAGTATTATTCCGCTATTCTTCATACTCGATTGCAAAAACCATATTCACCGCCGACCCGCCGACCACCGTACACATCAGCGACAGGCCGTTCGACGCGGTTGCCGGGATGACGAGTTCCTTCGCCGGAGCCGCGACCCAACGGAATGTCGCCCTCTGGTTCTGCGCCCACTGGAGCAGGAACGCGGACGCCGTGAGAGTCGGATAGGTCGTTCCCGTCCATGCCGTGTCGAAGAACGCGAGCGTCCCGGGATCGGCCGCATCGAGCGCCTGTGGCGTCACGGATGTCGCCTGCGTCCCCCTTGCCGAGTGACGCTGGAAGACGTACTTCCCGGAGTTATCGGCGGGAGTCGCATCAGACCCGGACGTGAGATCGTATATCTTCGCCCGGATCGTCGCGGCCCCGGTGAGAGCGCCGAGTGGCTGTGAGGCCGACGCGGTGTTCGTGTTATTGAAAGCTACTCCGTATGAGCGTGCCATGATGGGATCTCCCCTTGTTTTGTTTTCCGGGCTTACTTACGAATAAGAGTAGGATGCCCGGTTGTCCCACACATTTACATAGTTGGCGTTGCCGTTTGCCCACTGGATCGTGAGCAAATTCCCCGATACATCGTAGGTGAGTTTTCTGATCGCCCAGACTGCAGATGACGTCGCACTCCCGATCGCGGCGCGTCCGTAATAAATCAGGTTCCCGCTCCCATCGTAATCACCCTTCGAGTCGTACTCGCCGGCAAGGGTGGCTTCAGTCGCTTTTACAAGAGAGTCCCCTATTGCCATCACGTCACCTGGACGCCGAAGATGTTGAACGATAGTGTCCCGTTCAGGGACCAGACACGGATGACATCAGTCGACGCCATCGTGATCCCGATCGTTGCCGAGAAGAACGACCCCGGCTTGACCTGGACATTATAGGCGATGTACTGGGCGATCGTGTCGGCCGCGCCGGCAATCGCGACGGAAATCCTGAAGGTATCTGTGACTGCCCCGGTATTGCAGACGTTGATCGTGCTGATCGTCGATGCCTGTGGAGCGGTATATGCCGGCGTCAGCGTCGATGCTGCCGGTGCAGACTGCCCCAGTACCGAGAGAGCGTCAGCCATTTCAGGCTCCCATCGTCATAAAGTACCTCGACCACGACGCGGTGACGGTTGTGCTACCGCCACCCCCGCTACCACCCGAGCCTCCCCCGCTTGTCGCCTGGATAACCGTTACCGTCCCCTGAGCCCTCGAGACGTGCATGAGCTCGTCGTTCATCTTCCGGGCAAATTCCTCGGGAGTCTCTTTGCCCGTAAATCGTGATTTCGGGACGTAGGTCATAGACTTTCCACTTCCTCTGCGTATTTGTTCCAGTCGACGCCGAGTTCCCGACCTACGAGTCGTTCGATCATCATCGCGAACATATGCTCTCGCATGTACGGCGCGTTCGGGTGACAACCGGGCTCGTCATCATCATAGACCATCCCCAGTTCCCGCGCTTTCTCAAACCACTCGTCGAACGGCTTGATCTGTTTCGGCTCACTGATCCCGCGACGCTGGCAGAGATAGTCCTCGACGAGTTCATGGATGAGGACAAGGAATTCGTAATCTGGGTTCGACATCTTCGAGACGCGGAATTGCTCGACGCCCTTCTCATCCGTCCAGTAATCCCCGACTGTGGGATAGCGGTGGTCTTTGTGGGGGATCGTCTTTGCCTGGAGAGGGAACATCATAGGTAGCCTCGTTTCTTCAGAACCGGCAGTTCCTTCTCGACGAATTTTGTCCCGATGTCCGTCCGGTAGTGCGGGGCTCGTACCACGACCTTCTTCATGGCTTCGACGCATTTTTTGTTGGCCTCGACGATGTCTCCATGATACGAAAATTGGGCAATATCTTCATACCAATCTGCGACTTTGAAGATGCTTCTTTTCTCGTCCCACTTGACGTACCCGACTGCCACATGCTCGTCGATGTCCATCTCGACGGGCTGATCCTTGAAGGATCCCTCGTGGTGCTTTTCCTCCCCTGGGAACCTCCCGCACCCGAGAACCGTCACGACCCCCCAGTCCTCCCGGTACTTTACTCCACCCTGTTTCCCGTCAATCAGGTCGGCGAAAAATCTGCCTATCCCTGACGTAATCATGTACTGCTCGAGGGCGCAGATGGGATACCCTTCCCTCGGGGTGATCTCCATCAGATACGCCTTTTTCTCATCCGTGACACCGCAATTCGCATCGATGCGAAGACAGACGTTCGGGCATTCTTTCCGCAGAACGGGCGTCAGTTTTTCGACGGTCTGCTCGAAGAGTTTGGTATGGAGGGGGGAGATGAGGCCAACCGTCCCCATCTCCCCTGTCGTTCTCCCCTGATCCCCGTCACCCTCCTTCTTGTGTTCCCTCGAGAGACACAAAAGGACTTTCCCGTCATCGTCCCGCTTCCAGTCGTGACCCATCCACCACCCGGCGACTGCGAATTCGATCCCCTCGATGAATTCCTGCAGGATGAACGGCAGGGTGGTGAATTTCCCGAATTCCGGCTGGCTCTTGATCCACTCGAGTTGGTCGATAATGTCGCGTCCATCGTCCTCGCGTCCCACGTAGGACCAGGTCTTCGGAGCGTGACCGATCTGCTTCAGAACCCACTGATCCGGGTGGCTTTTGATGAACCGGATCGCATCGTCGACCGACTTGACGTGGTGGTAGTTCGGGACATCGAGGCCGGCTTTCTTATTCGTGTCCATCTCGAAAATCCGGTCATTCTCCATCTTCTTCAGGAACCCGTTCGCCCCGTAAACCTTGAATCCCATCTTCCGGGCCCATGTCATATCCGACTCGTCCCCGCAGATGATATAACCGTCCTTCCCTACCCACCGGAGGCCCTCCCCCCAGGAACCGACTTGCTTGACGATCCCCTGGAGGTGTTCCTTCCCCTCCTCTTTCGTGCAGAAAATACGGACGTCATGCCCCTCCATCTCCTGAAGGCGAAACGCCCCTCCTGTCCACGCCGCTTCCTCATCGAAGACGAGAAACTTCATTTGCCCCTCTGCTGGAGACGCTCGATCTGGGCATCCTTGTTCTGGATGATCTTACGGATATGCTGACGGATTTGCTTCGTCTTCGTCGATTTCTGCTCGTCCGTCCAGTACGGATTCCGGTTTATTTTGGCGATGTCGTTCCTGTCCTGATGGATGCGTGAGAGCGTATCGTTGATGATGGCGAGTTTATCCCGAGACATTCGGAAGTCCTTGTCCTCGTCCATGCGCCTGACCGCCGCCCGGTCTCCCGTCGCCTGAGCCTTCGCGTATTGTTTTAACTGACCGCTGAGATGCTGTTGCTCGTTGACGATCTCGCCGTAGTCTTTCTGTTCCTCGATCGCGTCCATCTTCGGCTGAGAGAGCATGTAGCCCGGTTTACTCCCCTCGTAGATGTCCGGGATTTCGTCCTTTTTGATCCGCGTGATCTTCTCGTAGACGCCACCGCCGTAGGGGGAGATGTCGCCGAGGGACTTGTCAGCGCCGGTGTAGTGTTGCATAATCCCTTTGGCGATGCCCTCTTTCGCCATCTCGTTATAGAGTTGGATCAGCGGCGGGAGAGAGGGGCGCATTCCCTTGATGTCGATCTTCACGCCGAATTTGTTCTCGTCGCTGGGCTCGACAGGCCCTGTCCCCTGCTGAATGAACGGTATATGGATGAATTTGTCGAGAACCGAATAGCCATACCTACGGGCGACCGCCTCCGTTGTCCCGACGATGAAGAGCATTCTGAGGAGTTTCATCGTCGCGGGATCTCCGAAGACATCCTTCTTCCCCATCATCGCATCGTGCGCCAGTTCGAGTTTCTGCTCCATCAGTTTCCAGGGTGTCATCTGGAACATCGAGAGCGCCCTGACCGCCGCACTCCGGCGCATCGCAAGGGGCTGATCGGGGCCGGCGCGGAAATTGAACCGGCTTATCCTGTCAAAAATCGCCTGTCGTACGGTGATCGGGTCGACTCCCGGATGTCCCGCCGCGGCAAAGAGTGTGCTGAGAACCTCCTGAGCGTTCTCCATCCACTCAACCGGCGCAACCGTGTTGGCGTAGAGCCTCATCTTTGAGACAAGGTTGTTCGCCATGTCCTGTGGGATCTCATCTTCCAGATTCAGGAGCGCCCTGCCGGGGGTGAATTCGGGACCCGCTCTCTCAAGGAGGGTCACTCTGTCTGTCAGGCCGAGTCTCCTCGGGATGATATTCAGGATACCTCCGAGCGTACGGGCTGAAGCCTGGAACGTCGCCGGCAGTTGCCCGGCGCTGGCGTTCCCCACGTACTTGAAGAGATGCTTGTACGGTGCCGAGAGTCCCATCCCCATCAGTCGCAGGAATTCCATCGAGACAACGGCATTGACCACCTCGTTCGGGAAATCCCTCGACTTGCTGTGGATACCGTCCTTGATCCACCCGCCGATGTAGTTCCTCAATTCAGGCGGGAATTCCTTGCTGTTGAAGAACGGTTCCCACTTCCGGTAGAAATTGTTGAATGCGATCTTCTCGGTGACGTTCGGGATATACCGGGCCATCGACCCCTGCGCTGAAGGCATCCAGGAGCTCGTCCCAAAGTCTCGATGCTTGAATTGCAGTTCCTTCGGTATCACCTCGGAGTCGAAGAGCGAGAGTCTGCCGGCGTCACTGCGGTCGAATTCGTACGGCATGTTGAAATCATCCCGCGTACGGACGCCGACTTTCTCCATCGCCGGCTTGACGTACGTCCGATTGAGATCCCGGAGTTTCATCGCTCGGGCGTGTTCGTCTGCCGAGATGTTGATGCCCTTCGGGAGTTTCCCATCGGCGTCGAGGAATATCCTGACATCGGCGTGTTTCCGAGCAAGTTCAAACGTCATCTGGTCCCGCTGCCGCAGGAGGGGTTCCATCTGTTCCCAGATTTTCCCTACCTCGGCCTCTTTTCCCTTGTCGATGTAGTATCCGGGCCCACGACCCTTGGGGCCCTTGAACGCGACGCTCTCGAGTTCTCCCTGCTCGGGCGGGATGACGTCTCCGTCTTCCCAGTGGACTTTGCTCATCAGTTCCTTGTAGAGCGGGAAATACTGCTTCTTTATGGGCTCGTAGGCTTTGTCGATGAGCGGCGTAGCGTCTTTTATCCCTCTCAGGGTACTTTTAACATACGCCCTCATCCACTTGACGTTCTTCAGTTTAGACGTGATCGCCGCAAGTGCATCGTTGACCGGGTTATTGACGTTCCCCCGGAATCCATCCCGGATGACAACGCCAGGAGAGACGCCGGATGCGATCTTCTGCATCATCGGGTTCATCTCTTTGACCATCGGGTCGATCGGGGCGTCCGGGTCAATCCAGGGGATATGGAATCCATCCCGCGTCGGGAGTTCCCCGTATTTCGGAGACTGCCAGAGGAACGGCTGACCCTGTGGGCCAACTGAATTGATGAGCGATTCGACATCCTTCAGGCCCAGACCGAACCGGGCAAGGTAGTTCGTGATCGCCGCCCAGCCGGGATTGACGATACCGAGAGCATCGGCGATCGTCTTCGGATTGATGCCCATCGTGACAATACCACTCGAACCAGTGGGATAGAATTTCTCGTCCATCGCGGTTCGTACCGAAATCGCCGCCTGTTCATTAAATCCCGTACCTTTTCCAGGGGCCGGAGGATCGCCCTTCCTCCCATTCACGACCCAGTCATGGTAGGCTTCGGCGTACGCCCTCTTTGTCGGATTCTTTATCGCCCGGATGTATGCGATCGCCTCGATCTTCGGCTTGACGGATTTCTCCGCCGGCTTCGCGCTCTCGGCCGCTTTTGCGAGAGGGTTGTCTGCTACTGGGGTGTTTCCTGCTGGGGCGACTGGGCCCCCTCCTTGCGGAGCCTGGTCAGGTAGTTTAGGCGATGGAGGTTGTTCAACCTTGTCTGCAATTTGTCCAAGCTGCTCGTCACTACGATGTTCGCCTGATCCTCCTCCAGCGGCGATATTTTCTTCTGGGTGTCCGGCATCTCGCGCCTCCTTTTCGGCTTGTTCGATTTCGTCAAACAGGGAAACTTGCTGATCCTTCAGAGCATTGAGGGCCGCCTCCATACCGCCGGAGAGTTTCAGATAGTCTCTCTCGGCGATAGCGAGATTGTCCCTGTACGGCTTCAGGGCGGCATCCACTTTCTCGAGGTCGTTAGAACGCGCCTGGAATTCCTTTTTCTTCTCATCAAAGATTTTCTTGGCCCCATCGAAGTCCTTTTTCGCCTTTCTCACCCCCTCGATGATCTCCAATTCCTGCGGGGATCTCGGGATGAGGCTCTCGAGATTGAGCGGTTCCTTCGGGTCGAACGGCTTGTCGAGCGACGTCCTCTTGTTGATGACCGCCTCGACGAAATCCTGGAATTGACCGGAGCGACGGAAGTCCTTACCCTCTCCCCGGTAATTCTTCTTGAGGAAGTCATAGAGTTCTTCTTCGTGGAGATCAGTAAGTTCGGGGAATGCCCGTCGCGTTGAACCGATCCACTGAGCCATCGTGGTTGCGATCTTCCCCGACTCCGTGAATTCGTCCCCGAGCGATGCGATGTCTTCTACCAATCGGCCTTTCGGATTCAGGTAGGACATGCTCAAAACGGCATTTTTATTCCTTCCCTCGTACCGATCGGCTTCGGCGTCGATCTCCTTCTGGGACTTGCCGGCCTCGCGCATCTTCCGGTAGTAGTTCGCCCGGTCGAGAGAGGTCTGTGACTTTGCCTGTTGCTGTTCGTTCATCGCATAATCGACCGCTTCGGCCTCCGTCCCCTCTATTTCGATCGCGGGGATTGACTTCTCTCCGACGCGGTTGAAAAGATCGTACCGGTGATGTCCGGCGAGAATCTTCAGACGCCCGTCCTTCGGGTCCCTCCAGACCTTGACGGGGTTGGCTTCGACCAGACCGCGATTGAAATCCTTGACCCTGCTCTGCTGGAGAGGCTCGTCGATATTTTGGACTCTCGGCTGGAACCTGGCGGGGTCGACGTCGATTTCGCTCATGGGGATCTCCCTCATGGGCTTCGTCTTCGTATGCGTTATTTTCCCCTTCAGTTCCTCGATCTCATCCTTCACTCTGTTAATTTGTTCCTGAAGTTGGTCCTTCAGAGGCCCCTTTCGTTCTTTGGGAATCGTCTTATCCTTATCGATCCCATCCATGCCATCTCTGAAGCGTTCGATTGCTTCCAGTTTCTTGTTAATCTGGCCCTGAAGCCCTTCTACGTCTACCTTCGGCTTTGGAGGTTCTTTCGGCAGAGCCTTTTTCAGTTCATCGACAATCGCCTTTGTCCTGTCGAGTGACGCCTGTGCCGATTTCGCTTCAGCCGGTTTCGTTGCTCGTCGTACGGCTTCCTGTGCTTGCTTCAATCGGTCTTCGTGTAGCGCAATCGCGTTATTGAGTCTCTCCCGAAAGTCTGCATCGTTCTCAGACTGATCCCGATGCCGGTCAATGATACCCTTTGCCTCGGCCTTCCCGTAGTCCTCGGGTAGATCACCCTTCGCCCCGTACTTTTTCTGGAGCGCCTGGGCCAGCTCATCGAACGCCTTATTCCCTTTCTCGGGGGAGTGTTTGATGATGGCGTAGACGTCATTGAGGCGCTTCTTCTCTTTCGCGGAGAGTTTGTCGATCGTCTCCTGCGTGATATGACCGCGCTTGAAGGCCGCGTCGACGCCACCGCCGGCCTGAGCATCGGCCTCACCCTTGATCTCTTCGGCTTTCCTCACTTCAGGCGGGGCCTCGACGGGCTTCGGCTTATTCGTCTCGGCCGCCTTGCGGAAGACTTCCCTCTTGTCCTCGACCGCCTTCTTCAGTTTCTCCGGGTCGGAGACTTCCTCGATCGGCCTCGTCAGAGTGCCGTTGACGCTCGGGCTATTCGGGTCGACATCCGTGAAATCGACCATCTTCCCCTGCGGTGTATCCCGTATCCCCTCGAGCCTCAAATTACCGTGTTCCTGAATGTTTTTCTTCACAATGTCTTCAGGAGACGGGGGCTTTGCCATCCCTTCCGCCGCAGGTGGGGCTTGTGGGGGCGGGGCCGGTCCACTAGGCGGGGGAGGGGGAGTTTGCCCTTCTGGGGGCATCTGTGGGGCTCCCCCTGCCGCTGGCGCGGGGGGTGGAGGCGGTTCTTGCGCTCCCGGTGCTCCCGGCGGTGGCGGTGGTTCTCCGTCTCCGGGAGGAGGTGGCCCTTCAGGTATCACGCGCTCCGGCGGGAAATTGGCCGGACGTGACGCTGGGCCTGATTCTGGGGCGATGAAATCCGGGCCCTGGCGGAGTTGCCTCTCGGGGCCCGCGGGGGCGGGTTCTGCCGTACTCGTCGCCACGCCGTACTGACTTTTGAGTTTTTGCAGACGTCGTTCTTCGGCGAGTCTCTTTGCCTTGGCGGATTTCTCGGGCGTGAAGTCATCCGGGCTCGGCTGAAGAGTGTTGTCCGGCTGGATCTTCTCGGCAAGTGGCGGGGCCTCGTCCTTCACGACCTTCACTTCGTCGGGCGTGAGGGGTTGTTTGGCCCTCACCTTGTCGGCGATTCTGCCGGCGATCTCTCCCTTGATACCGTGGAGGAGGAGCATCGAGAACATCTGGTATCCGGCATCCAGGACGCCGGTTGCCACCTGACCCAGAGGGCTCGTCGGTTTGATGAGAGTAGTCGCAGGGGACATTAATTTCATCGCTCCTGCAACAGCGCGTGAAGCTACTCCTGGCTTGGGCGGTGGCTGTCCGGGTTTTTGTTCAGGGTCGAATTGATGAGCGAGATCGCTTGCCCCCTGAACCCCGGCTGTGATGGCGAGACCCCCACCTGTCCCGGCCATCAGAGTACCGACCGCGGCTTCACCCGTTGCCTTCAGAAACTTTCCACCCGCCAGTGCGAGAGAAGATCCTGCCTGTGCGAGATTCCCGGATTCTGCCGCTCCGTATGTCGCTTCGATGTCTCGAGCGATGTCAGGCGCAGCATCGGTAGCTCCGGTCACGATTCTTGCCGGGGCTCCTGCAGGGATGTCGAGAAGACTGGCGAGATAGTGGAGGCTCTGATACGCTGCGGCACCTCTCGGATTCATCTTCGTCTTCGGTACGACCGTATCCATGAGACTCTGGAAAGGATGCTTCGCGGTCTCGATGAATCGTGCGCCCTTGTCCTCCCCCGTCTCTTCTTTCATCGGGCCAAAGACGGTAGTCGCCCTTGTCTTTGCAGACGCCCCAGAGCCCTCGTACTTCTGTTGGAGGGCCATGAGTTTCTGGTTACGGACGTCAGGTTCGTACTTCTGCTTCAGCCGAGCGAGTTTCTGTTCGCGGGACTCCGGAGCATCACTTACGACTCCGGTTGATGCCCTCGTCATCCCACCGCCACTCCATCCAGCGTCAGGCATTATTGAATCACTCCGCGTTTTTTCAGTTCCGCGTACGCATCCGGGTCGTTCTCGGCGGCGTCGATAAGTGCGTCAACATCCATCCCCGAGTAATCGGTCTTCATCGTTGCTGGTGCCTGTTCCTCTCCCCCTCCCTCGTCCTGTGCTGTCTGTCCGGTCGGGACCGGGGCGGTGGCCGCCTGTGCCCCTTGGAAGGTCGAGAGATCGGCTTTCTGGGCTCCTACTCCTCGGGTCGCATACTGCCGGGCCTGGTTGATGAGGTTCTGCCACGCCTGAACCATCGCCACGACCTTCCTCTGCTCGTCCAGATCGGTGATCCGCTGGATGTCCGGGCTGTCGATGTCGATCTTCTTTGTCCCGTCGACGTACTGATTCAGGTCGAGGGCCGGAGCCGTTGATCCTGCCTGTGCCGGTAACTGGGTGTAGGGCTTCAGTTCGTTCTCGAGTTTCACCGCCTCATAGACGAGGCGCTTCGAGATTTCCTCCGGCTGACCGGTATACTTTTCCGTTTTGATGACTCCCTGTGTTCTCTTATTCGGGTCGGGCTCGAGGAACGGAATCTCAACCGTCTGCTTCCGGGCATTCAGTTCGGCCGCCGACCGTCCCCCGCCAGTCCTGCTCCCCGGTGGGTTGTGGGGCACGAATGAATAGCCGAGCGATGTCTCCGGGTGTTCGGGGTCGAAGATTTCCTTCTTCTGGTACTGTGATCCTGCATGATCGACGATCGTGAGTTTCCCTTCGGGATCGCGGAGCGAGACCCTCGGCGCATTCACGCGGGTCGGATGGAATTTCGAGAACGTCTCAGCGAGTTTGTCCACGGTCGAGGCTGTCTTCGTCGCGATCGGATGGTCGATAGACGCGAGTTTCGAGTGCGCCTCGAGCGTCCCGCGCATGACCTCCTCCGGCGATGCCTTCGGGTTCTTGTAGACGTTCATCAGGGCGCTGAGTGCCTCCTGGGAAGTCGCCTGAGCCTGTTGCTGTTTCGCGAGATTCGTCTTCGCGTTCAGCATATCGACGTATCTTCCACCGGCCTGAACGAGCTCGTCGTGTACCCGGTTGAGGGTTGATGTATCGAGATCCCCGAACGCTGCCATGATGACCCCTGTTATTTATATGCTTTCGTATAGAAATCCACAATGCTCGATCCGGGAAGTTTCTTTTTCCCAAACCCCGGCATGAATGTCTGCTCGGGGATACCCTCCATTGAGGCCGATGCGTTCTGGAGGTACTTTGTGTAATTCATCTCGTTCGGAGAAGAAGAGGGTCGCATCCCCCCTATTGTCATCGGCGTCTGAACGGATGCCGGCGTCACCCCTGGTGTTGCTTCCGGCGTCGTACTTGTTGGCGTTGTCGATGACGCATTTAAGGATGCGAGGTCGATCCCATGTTTGATCTGACCCGCCGCCCCCCCTAGCGAGAGGAGCCAGTCGGAGGGACCGGGGGCCATCGGCCTTTCGGCGAATTCCTGTTCTGCGCCGATCTCTGCCTGTGATGCCTGAGCATTCGTCGCCTGGATATAACGCTGGAGTTCGGTTCCTCCCGCCTCGAGAGCCCGGCTTTCAGCGCCTCCCACATTCTGCTCGGCTGAGAACCCTCCGGCCGCAGCACGACGAGCCGCTGCCGCCCGTTCCGATGCGATGTTCTTCTGGGTCTGCTGACCGATGAGGTTCGACCCGGATGCGATGTTCTCTTGCTGGATGCGACGGATGGCGGCGATGAGATCGTTCTTCCGCTTCTGTCTTTGCTGTTCGGGGGAATCTCCGAGGAGACCCATAACGCCACCCGCGACTGCTCCGACTCCGGCACCAATCGGGCCAAACATCGACCCCAGTTCTGCCCCGCCAAGCGCACCACCCGCAAACGTCCCAAAGTCTCCCATACTACCCCCTTATTTTGTACCGGTTCTGCGCTTTACCGTATAGCCGAAACTGATCCGTGAAAGGTCGAAATTCTTGAAGTTCAAAAGGCTCCCGGTGGGCCACTGGAGTTTTACCCTCAGAGATTCGATCGGGCCTCTCGGCCTCATCATCCTCCGGGTCGAGCGGGAATTCACCGTCAGCGTCCTTGTCAGGCTGTCGATCGGCGTGGTTTCCCGGTTCGCATAGACCGTCAGGTTAATAGCGTCGGTGTTGTTGACTGCAGACCCAACATAGTCAAAAAAATGATCCCACACATTCGCGAGATTCGTGATGCTGTAGATCGAACCGATATTCAGGGTGATGTCCGTCTCGAAGCCATTCGCATCGCCGACCTCTACCGGAGAACCAGTAGAGACTATCATCACATCATCCTGATAGGGCCTGTTCCCATCCCTCGCCGGGTAGAGAAGAACGCCGTTCCCGGTACTGGCATTCAAGAGACTCCCGTAGCCGATATTCATCGACTTGTCGGAATGCTGGGAGTAGAACGCCACCGGGAGTTGTGTCGACTGCCCACCGGTGAAATTCAGTTTCACGACCCGCCACTTCCCCGTCTTCGGAGAATAACAGTAATTAAGATACTCCTGTGCGACACTTGCCTGGTCGATCTCGACTTTGATCTGGAACCACACTTCTTCGTACGTGGGGTCCCAGCCGGCGATGATATTCTGCCGGGCGGTCGCATTGATGAAGGCGACTTGCGCTGATGGATTTCGCAGAGTCGTGAAGAGTGTCCCGTCATACTTATTCTTCCAGAGTTCGGAGATCGGCTTGATCCCACCACCGGAGATCGGGAACATATAGATATTGTTGGAGCCCGCCCAGAAGAGGCCGTACGGCGTCGAAAGGATCGACCGGCTTGCGACTACATCGGCGGGGACGAGTTCCTGATTGAACGCCTGAAGATCCACAAGTTCGAGTTCTGCAGTCTTCAAGGCAATCAGATAGCCTCGAGATGTCCCCAGTCCGAGTAGTTTCCCATGCGCGGTGAGATTCATGATCAGCGGTGTACTATCGCTGCAATTCGACGTGAAGGGTGTGTTATCGTCCTGATGGACGCCGTACCCGTCAAAGAGCGAGACACGGAGAGTCTTGTCATCGGTATCGACCGCGACGATAGATGACTGCCTCCGGCTTGCCTTTGTAGCGAACCGAGGCGTGATAAGCGTCCTCTTCTCGACGAGCGGATGGTTCAAATCGGAAAGAATGTTGTCCGAGCCTTCCTGCGGATTCCCCGTCACATACGTCCAGACGTACTGCATCCACCGGCCCTTCGATTCGGAGCCGGAATATCCTACTGTGACGTCTCCTCCGGGCTGACCGGTGATATTGTATTTCTGAAAATAGATCGTCTTGACAGTTGTGAAGGCCGAGTCTGGGAAGATCGTCCTGAAGTTGATGACTGCCGGGTCATTCGCCGTTCCGTACATCGCCCACTGACCGCTGTACCACTTGCATCCGGTCACGTTCTTCGGCATGGATGCGGGGTTGATATACATATTCGTGATGGTCTGGATTCCCGTCCCCGCACCGTACATATTCAGGAACGCTTCCACAACTGGGTCGCTCTCCTCGTAATTGTCATAGAGGAGGGTCATGTAGAGATAACTACCGACATAGAGGTTCGCCGGTCCCGCTCCAGTCCCCGATGCTGTACACTGGACGCGGAGCCACGAATTCGCCGGGAAGAGATTGACGCTTCCGGTAGGCGCAGCATCCTTTGTGTCAAAACTCGACGTGATCGCGATATTAACAGGCGCCGCCTTCGTCCCGTATTTCGCCCAGAGCGTTGACAGTCCTCCACCGGCCTCGGTAAACCACGAATCGACTGCAGAACTCGGGACTGTCAGATACGCATCTGCAGCGGTCGTGTCGGGCCAGGAATATGCCCTCTGTGGGCGCTTCATCAAAAGGAGAGGAATCCCTGGAGTGACCTGTGTCCCGGAGACTGACCCATTATACATCGTGAGTTTCCGCTGCGTCTCATTGTCCATGAACCGGATATGCGGCGTCGCACTCAGGCTCCCAGTCCAGGAGGCGTTGAAGAGGCCGACCGTCCGGTAGAGCGTCAGGTGGTTCCCCGAAGCCCAGTTCATACCACCGGCTGTCGTATTTGCTCCGAGAATCGTCAGACTGTGCGCTCCGTTCCCCGTCCCCACGATCCCCGCTGTGTTGGAGACATCCGTGTTGATAGCGACGTAGAACGACATATCGCCGGGGAAACCTCCGGTGGGCCAACCCGAGCCGAGGGACTGCCCGTTCTGCGTCTCATTATTCGTCGTGACGGTGGAGAATCCGCTCACCGGGGGATTGGCGGTGAATGTATAACTGGTTGCCCCGTTGATCTGGCAAGCGTAGAATGCCGTGAGTTCAATCCACGACCCGTCATAGACGTAAACGTGCGTGATCCCGAGATAGTCGAGCGCGACGATGAAATCGTAGTCGGTCGACGTTACCGGGTCAAAGAGAGTAAAACCGTTCACTACATTGATCGCGGTGTTTGCAACGATGTTCGTTGTCGGGTACGACGAGTAGCGGTGTTTCGTCCCATACCGGCGCTGAAGCATGAAGCCCTCGGTGGAAATCTGGACGTTCCGCATGTCGATCGCGTAATTATCCTGTATCCCCACCCGGTTATAGGCGGTGACAAATCCTTGGAGATCGTTAATATCCTTTGTGTCGTATCCTTCGGGCTTCACATCAAAACCAGTGCTTTTTCCTGAACGATCTGCGCCTTCAAAACCGCATCATGGTTCTTATAGATGTCAGCGAGAATGACCTGAGCCTCTGCCATGTAGTCTCGCTTCTCATGGTAGAATCGTTCGGAGAGGTGCTTCTTCAGGAGGAGCATCGCAAGGTTGATAATCCCCCCATCGAGAAGGTCGATATAATCGGCGTCCTGTTGGACGGGGATAGGCGACCTTGGATATGCGATTGTGAGCGTCCCATATCCCGTTAGATTAATACCATTTGAAAGCAGAATACGGTCGCCCATCAGAGAGTACACGATCCGGTTCCTATTCTGTGCTGACATATTCCTGAAGAATCTCAGAGCCTCGAGACCTACCGCTTCGATCGAAGAGGTCAGAGTAGACTGCATATCAATGTTGACTTGCTCACCCGTTCGCATCATATCTATACCGGAAATCGAAACCGCGTCCGAGCTCACAACCGTAGATACGACGATGACCGATGTCAGCGCGGCGATATTACTTACCGGGAGATCGTTGCCCTGAACCTGGACGGATGTCGACGAGAGAAATGCCGATATGAACCCACAATATGTCAATGTCCCATCTGTGAAGGTGATAAGTTTCCCGACATCAGAGGAAAGGAAATTCGAGCTCAGGCCGGTTACGTTGAGAGTCGTTGTAGCAACGGTATACGTCCCCCCGGTTCCCACCCTTCCTGCCGTATCCTGTTGAAGGATGACCATCGTATGATAGGCTCCGTACATCAGGCCATAGAATTCAGAGGCCACCTTGTACTGGATCATATTGATGATCTCGAACCTTTGGGTCCAGGCGACTTCGTCGATCGCGGGGAACGCCGCCATCGCATGACGCATGAAATTCCCGGCTTGCCAGACTCTCGAGAGTGCCATTATTGAACCCCTCCGACGAGTGACATCGCGAGTTTATTCACCTCGCCGAGTGCCATCTCCATCGCTATTGATTCACCCAGTTCGAGTAGCAACGGCTCCCAGACCGGCGAGAACGTCTCGACTGTGGCTCCCCCGGTCACGTCTCCGATAACGAATGGCGTGATGCCGTAGTAGACATGAAGATACGTCGCGGCGTCCGGGATATAGAGATTCCCATGTACCGAGTAGAATGACGTCCCCCGTTCGTATACCAGAGGATTGAGCGCTGAGTCGAGATATGCGGTCATCCCGACCACATGCGCCGGGAGAACGGCAATCCTCACGCCGGCAGACGTCTGGAGTTCTTTGTGTTCGATATAACCCGTCTCCTTGGCCCCGACGCCGGCAGTAAAGGTGAAGGTCGTATTCCAGACAGTATTATCAGCGATGGCCTGACGTTTGGAGAACGGGTCCATGCGCACCGAGATTGCGTTCGCGAGTGCCGTACGTGCGTCGTTGTAGATCGCAAGACCTTTGGCGGCCGTGAATTTCTCACCGTCAACCGTCCCTACGGTGGCGATCGTAATCTCGCTTCCGTCGCTTGCCCTGGGGTCGATCCTCTGGTAGAGTTTCGTGACTTGAAGTTGGACGGTACTCATGTGTATCTGATCCTCATCTTCGTGTGAGGGCTCTTGTTGGCCTTCTCTTCGGCGATCGACTGTTTGAAGAGTTGGAGATGCCGGAGTTCTTCTTCTCGGTCTTTCAGATAACTATAGATCCTCGAGCGCACGAAAATCCTGATCGCGTCATCATACTGCTTCGGAAGATGGATGCCGTTCTGCACCGGATCGTCGATGTAGAGATTCGGGTTGATCCTGATGCTCCCGAAGCATCGGGCTTCCATCTGTACCACCGGCGCAGGATAGAATCTCATGTAGTCCTGCGTGTCCTTTGAGTTAATCATCACCTGGACAGGGTAGATATAGGTGGCTGCCTCCCCGAGAAGGAAGATGTTGTCTTCACTCTCGAGGTGCGTCAGGAACCGAAAATCAGAAATCTCGATCTCCTGGATGAAGTTATTGATGAGAGCCCGGATCGTCTTGACGTCGCGGAAATGAGACGGAAGTTGCTGAAGCGTCCAGAATCTCCCCCCGCCGACATATGTCTGCCCCACCCCACTCGAGACTTTTGTCGCAGTCCCGCCTCCGGTATAGGTGCCGTTCCCCGTCGATCCATTCAGGCTGAAGTTCGCCTGATCGACGAGAGTAATCGTCCACGTCCCGTTGGCGGCAGTATTGCCAAGGACGTTGGCGATTGTGACCGTGTCTCCGGTCGAGAATCCGTGGGGCTGGGTTGTGTTGATAACGATGGGGGCCTGATTGAGAGCCCCACCGACGATCGAGAGGTAGTTGATCGCAAACGAGTTGGTCGTGACCGGAGCGGCCACAACAAACTGCCCGTTCGCATTTATCCCATTGACTCGGGCAATGCGAATCATTGTCCCGGCTGTGAGGCCGTGGGCAGATTTCGTGGTTAAGACGATCGGTGAGGCGGCAGTCGCACCGGTAATCGCCGGGTTCTCGGTGATCTGGTATGTATCGTACCCCGAGAGAAGTTGCATACTCCACTCGTCCATAACATTGACGGACGAGCAGATCCGCTCCTCTGCCCGGAGAATCCAGACCTTAAACTGGTCATCCCCCAGGTTTGCGAGTTCGGCATCCAGCGATGAATCGGCGACTATCTCATCAATCAGCTCCGAATAGAGCGAGTGACCGTAGGCATCCGGCATATTTCCTCCCGGTCAGCGCCATGTTCGGTAGACGAGCGTTACATCATTTGTCCCGACGATCTTGATGACAAGGCACGTCCCGAGCCTGATATTGTACGGTATGACAACGGGAGACGTGAGCGCTGTCGCCGGCAGAGTGACCGATGCGACTGTCGTTCCTCCATCGAGGATCGTGTAGGATGCGCTATTCGCCATCGTATTGAGAACGACTGCGACGAGATACGGGAGTACGGTATTCCCGGTCGGGAAGCCAGTCTGGGCTCCTACGACATTGACCACCGTGTCGCCGTTGGCGGCAGTTGCCGCCGAGTAGTGCTTGTACTGATTGTAATCGCTCTCCGTGAATACCCGGAGCGCCTGAGAGTAGACAGGCGCGGCAAGTATCAGGAGGGCGACAAGAAGAATGAGGCGCTTCATGTTACCCTCCCTTGGTTATGGATTCAGAGCAAGCCACTGGAACGCGAGACCGGACGTGGTTCCCGTCTGACGGAAAACGACGAAATACCCCGCTCCCGGTGTGCAACCGAGTTGTTCTCCGGCTCCCGGCGCTACTGCCGGTGAAGCATAGCAGAAACTCGAGGCCGTGACGTTTGCATTCGTTATCGTGATCGATGTCGCGTTTGTGGTGAATGAGGTCGATCCTGCAACCGTCCCACCAACCCGGAGGTTGGTCGTGACCTTCAGAGTGAAGTAATACGCATCCATGTTCAAGCTCCGCGGGAAAAGTGAAGGGCGGGGCGAAGGTTACAAGCCCTATCCCCGCCCAATCAGTTTACGGCATTGCCACGTAGTATCCGAAGATATACGCGGTCGCCGTGTACGGTGATACTGTGAGGCCCGTCGACTTCGCGATCCCGAAGGTGTTCGTCGCGAGAGTCGATCCCGCCGTGTCCGTGGCAGTCCAGGCCGTGTTCGTCGAGGTCAGCGTGTGTTCGGTGGTGATCGCCGCCGCCCCGAGAATCGCGGGACAATATCCGCGAATTCGGGCCAGACCCCACGTTGCGGCCGGGATGCCAGCGGCACCCTGACCCATCTTGGAGTTGTCCACAACGCCGATCAAGTGAACGACTGTCGCCTGTGTTGCCGGCTGTTTGCACCACGGATAGACGCCGGCTGTCGTGCTGTTGAAGAACGACACCTCAACGACCGATCCGTTGGCCAGGGAAGACGCCGCATCGTTGAAGATCCCGATGAACGTATCATACCCCTCCTGGATGACTGTCGGGGTTCCTGAGCCTTGGTAATTTTCAACATCGCTGCTGGGCATACGATATTCCTTGTCTTATGAAACAGTTGAATTGACCGACGCCTGATCGCTCAGGACGCCCCGAGTGACGTGAACGCGCCCTGATGCCACGGGCTGTCGAGCCGCATCTGACCCTGCCAGATGATCTGCGTGATGACCGCATCCTGATTCTGGGGCCGCATCCATCCCTCTTCCGGCATGTCGAAGTTCGCGCCCGGATACACAAAGACGCTCCAGTCGGAGATGTTGATGAAATACGACACCGCGTTCGAGATGAAATCGTCGAAGATGATCGTGACGCCGGGGCCAAACTGCACCCCGCCAAAGCCCAGGTTCGCAACATCGTTGTCGAACCGGAGGTTCATCAGGCCGGCGATGTCCTGATACAGGTTGTACTGCGTCTTGTTCAGGATGATGAGATCCGGCGCGTGATCGTGGGTGCATGAGGTGTAGAGATTCCTCATCACCGAGGGCATCCACTGGGTCGACGTGGGGTCCTTCAGGTTCGCGATCGTGAGCGATGTCGAGTTGACGTTCGCCTGCCAGGAGGCGTTCGCCGTGACGGAGCGGTCGATGTTGGCGTAGACGTTCGACGCCGAAACCGCCGCCGACATCCCGATGAGGCCCTGCCGACCGCCGACGAGTGCGCCGGAGCCGTAGGCATCGGTATACATCATGTCCTTCAGCGTGGCGATGGCGTTGTCGTGCTGCGTCTTCACCGCGTCCAGCAACTTCTCCATATTGCCGGTGTTCTTGCGTTTCTCTGTCCCGGAGATGGCGAGAGCCGCGTAATAGGCTCCCTCGGACAGCGTCGCCTGGACGGTCGGGTTGATGGGCTGATTCGCGAAGACATCATACCCTGTGAAGCGTCCGACTGCGGCGTGTTTCTTGATAACGACATCCCACTGCAATCCCGTCCCTGTGAGATTCTGCACACGACCCTTGACAAAGAGCCGGTTGAAAAGCGGGCTCTGGTTATAGAGCACGTTCTTCAGGGCGGGAATAAACTTTTGCCGTGTGATGTTATTCAGGAATGTTACATCGAGTCCTGATGGCATGGTGCATTCCCCCTATGATTTATCGTGGAAACATCTCGGGGTGTTCGCGCCTAATCTGCGCGAGCGCCTCGTCCGTGGTTTTTGGTGTAACCGGTGTTGACCTACGGACGCCTCCGCGACCTCCGGTTTCACCGGGGATAGCCTCTCTTCGTGTCCTCGCACCCGCAATCTTGTCTTCCGTCTCTCGAGTAGCTCTCTCTGCTACCTTCGTGGCATTGAGTTTCCTCAATTCCTTCGCCGCGACTTTGACGATGACAGATGCCTTCAGGAGTCCGGTCTTCTCGAAATTCCCCGCGTCCTTCATCACGCCGGCGAGAATCCCATCGTACCAGTCCTTCCAACTGAAATTCGGGTCCTTGACGTCGATGTCGGCAATCAATTCCATGACATCGTCGGTGGACTTATTCAGCGTCCTCTCATTGAGGATGGCGACCGACTGTTCCCGCGTCGAATCCTGCGCCTGGCGACGGAGTTCCTGAATCCTGTTCTCCAGTTTCAGGGCGGCGCGAGTACCGTTGATGGTTTCATATTCGCGCCACTGTTCCTCCGTCCAGCCGAATGCAGCAAGATCGACACCGGACTTGGTTGCGAGATCACGCAGAACCTCCGTCTCGTCAGGAAGAGACAACTGCTCCTCTTCCGCTTCGGGGCCGGAGACTCTGTCGGGCAGATCGACTTCGCGCACCTGGGAAGCCCTCAATTTCCGAATGAAGGCATCCTTGTCAAGCGTGGATTTCGCCACGTTCGAGAGGAGTTCCTTCATGGTCTTCCCTGTGTAGATCGGCGAATACTGATCGCCCGGCTTGACTACCCAGACAAACTCACCCTCTTCGTTCTGAGTGATGTTATCCATGCCCAGGTCGACGGTCGCTTCCTCTCCTGTAGTGGTTGACCCGGTTGTCTCCCGCGTCTGCTCTCCACCGTTATCAGAGGAATTGTCCGTGGTTTCGCTACCGGCAGTTCGGGTTGTCTCCCCTGCGCTGTCGTTGCCCGGTTGTTCGGGGGTTGCCGTTGTAGATCCGGCAACGCTCTGGTCTAGGTCGATCGGCATAAAAAAAGCCTCTCTGAATTGAACGATTCACCGGAGGTGTCCCCCCCGGTGGTTTTGAATTATACAGCCTTGCTGTCCTTTGCCACGACGTTCTGGAGAGGAACCGCGTGAGGCATTCTCTCGAGCCCGTCGACGAAAATGTGTGCGTACTGCTGAAGCGTCTCTCGGATCGTAAACTCGTCGCCCCCGGAGAGATCCATGCTCTCAGCGGTTCTGTGCGACCATTCTTTCCCGTAGACGATAAAGTCTCCGTCATCGGTCATATCGACCGGCGCAGACTGAATCTCTCCTGTATCCATCAAGCGATGAGCGTAACCGTGGCAGATGACGAAATTCAAAGTGGCCTCCCTGACATTGGTTTTAATGTACCACATTTTTTGCAGAAACATCCGTCGCCGAATACGTGGACGGTAAGCGAGTCGCAGATCGAACAGTATATCGCTCCCTCGATCGACGCTTCCTTCTGAAGCCATTTCATCCTCTCGGAAAACGGGATGTCATTGAAGTGAACCTTCACGTACGACTTAATCTCCAGGGGCGGCGCAAACGGCGGGAGCCCTGGTACGTTTGCCGGGTTCCCGTTGACCATCTTCCAGTAATGCTCCTCTTCGCCCCGGTCGTTGAATTTCAGTTTCCCGGACTGGATCATTTCCTGGCCCTTCTCGAAGGACCGCCCCCAGTTTGGATCGGTCGACTGGGGATGTCTCGGGTCGACACGGTGCTGAGATTTCTTGACGATGATTTCCATCAGACCTTGTGGAGATATTTTCCGGGTTTCCCACCCTTGGCGCGGTGGCGCTTCTCGATCTTTCTGAGCGTTCCGTAGACGTACGCATTCTTCGCTTCCTTGGTCGACTCGCCCTTTTTCTTCTTCAGGCGCCCCGACTTTGCGTACTTGGCAGCGACGCGCTTCAGTTCGTTCTCTTTCGCGACGGGCATAGGGCCCCCTAGTTATACGGCTTGTCGATCGCCTTCTCCGTCCTCTGCATCCGGCCTTTCTTCTCGTCGTAGATCGGACTGTCTTCGTTGGTCGTGAAGCGCTTCGTGCGGTGGAGTTTTCCACCCACGGCCTTCCCCTTCTTCCGGCGCTTCGACCATTTCTTCGCGACTGCCGAGAGGTCTTTGTCCATAACCATTGTTATTCTCCCTTCGGTTCAATGTCCTTAAATGTATGGGCGTCCGATTCGCTGACATCCCAGAATTCAGCGATCGCATCAATGGCGATATAGCGCGACCAGGAATTGTGGACCTTGACAGAGATATGATCCTCGCCAATATCCTTAATCTGGATCATATATGACTGACCATTGATGAGGCGAATAGAAAACGTGGCAATTTTCCCTTCGCGCATACGCTGACCGTTTATCCCCTCGAGTGCTTTTCCGAGGCTGCTCATGCCTTCATCCCGGACATGCTCTCGAAGTCGCTGACGATCCTGCCGAGGCCACCCGCTTCCTTGGAAGCGCTGTCGATCGCCTCGGTCGTATTGTGAAGAACCTTCGGATGCTGGATCGCCCCTTTGAGGAGCTTGATGCTGGCGCGGTGCGTCGGCTTCCCGTCCCAGTCGCTCATCGAGCGCGAGTCGACCTTGCCGTGGAGATGTAGATGAACCTCGTCGCCGAATTTCAGGCCGGCGATCTCCGGCATCTCCCGGCTATCCAAGTCAATGCGGGGATAGGAGGGAGCGTCGATCGGCGTTGGTTTCGCTGAGATTTTCTCCCGTTTCCGGGCGAGTGACTTCAGTTTTACCTTCATCACCAGGGCTCCTTCTCGAGAAAGTTCTTGATCTCCTGCCACTTCGCTTCGCACTCGGGATAGTCCATACAACCGAAGAGTTGCTTGAAATGGACGATCCCGCCGTAGCCGGCGTAGACCTGAGACTGCCCTTTGACCATCGCATTGAGCATCCGGTAGAGCGCCTTGCGGTCAACGCTGATGTCACCCGTTACCGGGGCTTCCTGCGCCACCGGGACTTCCTGATTCTGCTCCTCCATTATCGCCTCCCTGAAGGTTTCCCTTGTTCAGTAATTCGTTGATGCCCTTATTCCTTATTTTCCCGGCGATGTTCTTCATCGTCTTCTGGTCTTCTTTCTGCTTCTGCTCCTGCTGGGCGATGACTTGCATACCGATTTTGAGAGCCTCGGACATCTTGTAATACTCTCCGTCTCTGCCGAGTTGCGGGTAGAGGTTGGCGACGATGTCGAGAATCGCTTCTCGCGGAACAAGCGGCGTTCCATCGGGGCTGGGTGTCTGAGCAAGTTGCAGTAAGAAGGCAAGCTGATACTCGAACCGTTGTGGGAAATTGGAGTTCGGGCGCACCGTGATTGAAAATGCCGGTATCTCCTGTTCCTTCATCTCCCCTCCGGGAGTCACAACATTCCATTTCGAGAGAAGATCGGATAGCACGATCGCCTGTGGCTGACCGTTGATGAAATAGAATCTCGGCTCCTTGTAGGCGACCTTATAGAGCTCGATCCTCGCTTCAATGATCTCCTCGATCGTCTCGTTCAACCGCTGATTGGCTTCTCCCGAAATGATGACCTGACTTTGCTGGAGGAGAGTCTCGACGAGTTTTCCGCTTTGCTGTGCGTTCTGCGCCTGACCGTAGTTCACGCCTGAGACCGCCTGAGTCTTCTGGGCGTTGGTCTTCATGGCCTGGTAAATCTCCATGTTCTCTCGCGGAGCCTGTCCCGTACGAAATACAGGAGGCTTTGAAACGAAACCGGGCTGCAGAGGATCATTGTTGATACCCTGAGTTTCGACGTTGTCCTTATCCTGGATGTCGAAATACTGCTTTGGCATCCCAACCGTAAGGGCGATGTCGGCGGTCCTCGAGAGCATCGTATCTTCGACCCGATTCGTATTCCAGAGGATCTCCGGCACCCCGCGACCCCACCACGAATTCGGGAGTTTCTCGCAGTACCAGAAATGGAAGAGTTTTCTCCAGTCCATCGGGAAAGGATTCGGTCGGTCATCCATCAGGACGCCACCGGCAACCGTGATGATTCTACCGAGCGGGTATTTCTGGTAGACGCCGGGGGAGAGGCCGAGCATTCTCTTTTTCTGAACCGCCTTGTGATGATCCTCGACGTGCATCGCCATTAACTCCGTCTGAGCATCGCGGAGTTCGGCTTCCTTGGAATCCTGTGGCTCGGTCTGGTGCATCGCATCCAGCCAGTCGAGGTGCTGCTTGACATGCTCGACGTGGTTATCAACATCGTCGACCTGTGGGTCGTGACCGTTCTGGAGAGCCTGATGCTCGAGGTCGATCTGTTCCTGGTCATGCGGAGCCCGGACGGATTTCGGATCATCCATATACAGGCGCATGACGGGGACGAGTTTCGTATGAACGTACGTCTGAGGCGTGGTCGTGTCGAGGTCGATCCTCAGATACTTCGCGATTTCCTCCTGCACCTGATCGAATTGAATATCGTCGGCATGGGGGAATTCGTTTTTGATCTGTTGAACGCTCTGGAGCTCGGCATGGATCAGATACCACGTCCCGTCAAGTTTGTTGATCCCGTACGAATACGGGGTCGGGAATATGCCGGCGTTGTCGATGAGGATTTCGTTGGCGAGTCCATCGGGGTCAACCGTCCTGTCGAGGATGGTCTTCAGACAGGCCATACCCTCATTGAGTCCCCGGTGAACGGTCTGGATCATCTTGTCTCCCCACTTCGTCTTCCCGCGCTCCTGGTCGAGGATCGTAGTGAAGTTCTTCAGGTTCGGGAGAACAGAGATGTCGTGCCAGTTTGCGGTGAGGTAGGATTTCCGAACACGAATCTGGTTCGAGATTTCATCGTCGACGATTTCCTGTTTCCACTTGTCTTCGTCGCCGGCGTTGCGCTTGCCCCAGACTTCCCAGTGGAGTCCCGTCTCGAGACGTCTGGCATCTCTCCAGAATTCAAAAGGATCGTTGTACTCCATCCGGTTATCGAACGACCGTATGCGCCAGTCCTTCGAGTCTTTCCAGAGTGCATCGACGTAGTTTGGTACGGTGGAGTCACCTTCGGCGGGGATAGGTCCGGGGGCGTATCCATAAATGGATGCGAACCATGCGTCTGCTGTTATGCGAATCTGTTTTGCGCGTTCCCGCGACATTCTAACCCCCGATGCAAATATAGAGCCTTGGAAGACTTAACGCAAGTGCTTTGTCAGATTTGTGACCAGTTTCTTCGTGTCTTGTTAGCCTTAGCTCTCACTCGAGGGAGTATCTTTTTGTAGACCAGATCGTCGAGCGTATGGATCTCCTCCTGCTCCTTCTTCGGGACGGAGGGCTTCTTGAAGAACATCCAGAAATACCGGGACGGGTCAGTGAAGTCCTTAAACTTCTCTCCCACGTTTTCGGAGATCCCTTTGGCGTCCAGCGCCTTCCCCTGCCGTTCAACATAGGCATAGTTTGTAAGGGCATGCCAGGTATTGTGAAGCATCATTCCTATCTTGAACCGGGTCTGATTATCAGGATTTAATGCAAACGAATCCCGAACGAGCCGGTGTCCTGCCTTCAGGTCATCATTGACATTCAGGCTGAAATTGAGGGGGTAGTTCATCTTCCTGCCAATTTTCGCATAGATTTCCTGCGTTGTCAGGCCGATGGTCTGATCGGGCTTCCTCCCCCAGTTCGGGTCCATTACCCGGACGATCTTCTGTGGTTCCCATCCATTCGCGAGCTCCTTCTTTCTGATCCACTCGCAGTTCTCCTCAGTCTTCAGCGGCCAGGCTTTGATGTCGTTGAAGGGCTTGAAGTCGGGACAGAATGGGAATTCGTCGATCGCGAAACCGTTCTCATAACGGTCAACAGCGAACCATCCAATCGCGGGAGGTTTCCGGTCATGGGGGTCGATAGCGCAATAGATCCGATATTCTTCCTGATTGAAGTGATCGGCAGGGTAATTGTGTCGATGGTACGTGGGATGAATGTTTTGATAAACAAGCCCGACGAGATGCGCGAACGTGCCATTTTCCCTTGCCTCCCTTTCTTCAGGGTCAAACTGGGATGCCCACTCCAGGAGCCAGTCGTGGTCAAGTCTCCCCCGCTTGCTCCCCGGCTTCCCCTGCTCACTACACTGTTTGCAGTTCGCGTGCATGTGAGCCGTAAGGAGGAAGACGTGCGGGAGACTGGAATCGACGAGCCGATTCTTCACCCAGGCAGACTGGAAGAGAGGCGTCATCGGCATGATGACGATCCCGCCCAGCGTAAGCCGGGAGAGGGCGGCATTGAAGATCGACTCCGGTGGCGGTTCATCGAAGACGATCACTCCGACCTTGTCCGACTCAAATTTCGAGGCGTCCATGTCAAATGTCTTAAAGGTGATCGTCCATCCATTATCAGTTGATATGCGTGATATGTAATCGTAGCCGGATTTGACGCATGTGAAGCGGCCGGCTGGGAACCACTTGTGGAATTCTGAGGGGCCGTTAAGGTCTGTCCCGACGATGAAGTCTTTGAGGGATGACTGCTCGGAGATGTACCAGATTTTCTTCGGAGAATTCCACGCAGTATAGCGAGGACCGTGGAACCACTCGTTCTGAGGACCCCAGATGATGTTGCCGAGAATGTTGATAGTCCCGGCTGTTTTCCCCACGGAATTGGCTGAGGCCAGTATGAAAATCCACTTGTCCTGGTCTTCTCCGACTGCATTGACCACCTCTTCGATTTTGCCGTTGGGAACGAACGTAAGAAGCGGATTCAATCTCTCGTCCTGAGAAACTGCGGCGTCGAGGAACGGCAGATACGATGCCATCTCCTCCGGCGTCATCTTGTCGAGGTCTATGTGAGCGGTCTCTTTCAATCCAGGAAGATCAGTTTTTTAACGATGTCGATAATGCTCATCGTCTCGAGCATGTGTCGGGCGATGACAACGCTCCCCCAGACTTCGGCGACAATCATCACAAGGACGATCTTGGGATGCGTCTGGGCAATGATCTTACAGTCTTTCAAGAAACTATCCCACTTCACCCTCTCTCGAACCTTGCGCTTCAGATATGCCTGTTCTGGTGTCATGGGAGTATGTCTGAGTGGACACAGTGATTCTGCAGTTCAAATGTCAGCGCCTTGATCTTGCAGAGCGGGTCTTTGGCGGCGTCGATCAAAACCGCATGGACATCGTTGATGGAATTATTTCCGATGGAAGAGGTTGTGTAGTCGACCGCAGTCCCTCTGGTATGAGGCGACTGATGGATCACCGTCCCTTTGCGATTCGTCCCGTCCGGCCTGATGGAATTCTCCAGACAGACCGCGTCGTAGGCCGGATTGACGATGTAGTTCTCGCCTAGAAGTTTCGACCACGTCCTCTGCCACCAGAAGATTTGATGAAGCCCGAATGCGGTAAAAATCTCGTCCGGGGCTACTATGAGGCCATCGGACGCAGCGTGTGATGTGCGCCCATTGACAAACTCGGGGAATAGATTTTCAATCCCGGCTTTCCGCGCATTGGGCAGGATCGCGTCGTAGACCTGGGCCTCCGGGTCACGGACGCCGGAAGAGATTTCAGCGTATGTCTGATGAACCGCGAAATTCAGCCTTACCCGAGTGATGCCGGCCTCGAGCATATCATTAAGGATCACCCCAACACGGATTGGCACGTACTGGTCATCGTAGGGGATCACTCGGCCTCCGGTTTCTTCTTCCATGCGACCGCGACCGTTTCTGCGGCGCACAGCACCTCGACCATACAGTCTACGGCAAGGTCGGGGTAGAGTTTGTAGATATACGACATGATGGCGAGTTCGGTGTCCTTCTTCGAGAGCTTGAAGAACGCCCTCATCCCCATTTCCGTGTTCGGAGTCTCGACAGTCTCGGGATCGACTTTTTCCATCATAGCACCACGCAGATAGCGACGACAAGGGCCAGCCCGATTACCGACTGGAGTACAAGAATAATGCCGGCGATAGGTTCGGTTCTCTTGCCTCTGATGAGGCCATAGACGGTCCACCACGCCCAGACAACCTGATTGCCCATAACTTCTCTCTGGAAGACGCCTTTATCGTTGGGAAATTTCTGCAGGGCTTCCGAGAGGCCATAGAACAGGAGATCATCAAAGAACGTAAAATACAGGACGAGACACAGCGCGACAGAGAGAAGCCCCGGTCCTGCGTAGAGGAGATAGGCGAGAATTGCCCCCAGTACAATCTGACACCACCGGTACGGCGTGAGGCTAAGAATCTTTTTCTGGAGGTCGAATGTGATGACTTTCTTGAAGATGGTGAGATCGAGATGCTTGGCGACGCCGATCGTATTGTAGCCGAAATAGTCAACCAGGGCGAAGATGAGTGACGCCCATAGTACCATGAAAAGTAGCATGTTGGCCCTCGTTAAGTAGTGATTCATAATGACGAACAGACTCCCGCATCTTCTCCTGCGTCGGAAATCCATAGAGCGAAAATTCGGCCCTGCATATCGGGCAAGTCCGATAGTTTGAAGCGTGCTCTCCGAAGAGCATCGTCCTGCATTTCACGCAGTAGACCCACGGCACATCACTCATCGCAGGACCCGGTCATTGTGGATTGTGACGTAACTTTGGACGATAAGCGCAAAAGCGGCAACGCACCAGGCAAGGGTTCTCGACTGATTCCAGAGGAGTTTCACCGTCAGATTAACGAGCATCATCCCGCCAATCTTGACAAGAAAGAACGCTGTACGATCTCGTACAATACCGGAGAGAAGCGGGTTGGCCTCGACGAAATACTTCCCTCGGATAGCCTTATCGGTCTGGAACATATCAATGGTCGACATGACATCATAGGACACAAGAAGGGCTGAGAGGGAAAGAACGATGCCGGAAGAGTCGGTGGCAATGGGTGATGGCTCCAAGACGACCGACTTCTCGCCGGCGAAAGAAACTCCGGCCCAGAGTATGAGGATGAGGAGTCTCATTCTGCAAGGGCGGCATATTTCAGGACACGGACAACATACGAGAGATTCGTCGGCATCTGGTGATCCCGGAAGGCGGCTCTTGTAACTCCCGGTCCCTGTTGATAAGCGGCGATCCCGTAGATTAAGTCTCCATGAAACATCTTGGTATAGTCATCAAGGACTTTTCCCGAGACTGCACCGCCGACGATCGGATTCAGGAGATCGGCCTCTTTAATCTCTGAGCCATACTGAAGTTGCGCTGTCCGTACATGCACGTTCCCCAGGCCGAAGGCACTCCAGACCATGTCACCATGTTTGTTCTTCCGACCATCTCCATGACTAGTGTGATCGAGTCCTGATTCCTGACGCCAGAGCCCAAAGAGGACCCTCCAGGGCATTCCTTCGGGAGCTTTCTGTATTGCGAGTTCTCGATAGAATTTCAGTCGGGCGTTATCGTACACGACCTGAGCCTTTTCGATCTGGGCCTTCAATTCCTGTATAGACTGCCATGTCGAGTCGAGTGGACTGACGGTTGGAAGCGATGGAGGCGGAAGTTCTCCCGGTACCGCATGGACAGGATGAAATACAGGCAGATATTTATAGGCTTCGAGGGCAAGCGTGAGGCCGAATGCAATAACGGCGATAGCAAAAATCATCTTCACCGTCTGCCAGTCGATATGCGTGTCGATCGTGACAACACCTTCTCGCATAGTCATCTTCATTCCGTCACCTTTTCCATTGTGGACTGGGGCCATCCGATCCAGCGGGAGAGTTTCAGGTACGTGCTGAAGCGGGTGTGTTTTCTGATGAACCATCGGAGACGGTTCAGGAGGTCGCGTTTCTGTGCCGGCACAAAGAGGTGCGCCTGGTCGCGAAATAACGAGGGCTCGAGCCTCCCCCAAGCCCTGAGCCCCCGCTTACTTGGCTTGCCGCTCAACGTAGATCCCTGCAGCAACGCCAATGGCCGCAGCCCCCACCAACCACGGCAGATCAATCACAGTCTCAGTCTTGACAACGGTATTGGTCACAATCTTCTCAAGCGTTACGACTTTCTGTGGTGCCGGCTGATACTGAACATTAAAAAACGAAAGCGGGGGCAGGAACGCCACCGCTGTCAGATGTGCCGAGTCGGGGAATGTGGTATCGGCTATCATGTAGGCGGCTGGAGGCTCGTCCTTGACCCGGAGCGTGTCGATGCGACCGGGGATGTGGACGTACTTCACTTCCTTCAGCGTGACGGTGATAGTGTCGCGCTTATAGACGGTGACGGTGTTATTGTGGATTTCAATCTTCGGAAAGAGCTCATGCGCGATGTAGGTCGCGATGAGAATAACAATAACCATGATGACATAGTCACTTAAGGGGCGTTTGTTCACCGGGCCCCCCTTTCTCCTCGGACTTCTTCTGCCACGCCTTCATGCCGAGCGCAGCGGTAATCATCGAACCGACCAAGCCCGCGACATTCCCGATCACTGCTGGCTCGATCGCCTTGCCCGACGAGATCGCTGTGGCGATAGCGACGCCATTGATGAGGGCGACGTAACAGGCTGAGACAATGATGACGATCGCCATCAACCTCATACCGGAAAACGAGCCGTTGTCCTCTTTGAGGAACTGCGTCACATCCCAATTATACTTTGCCATTGCTCGGGCCTCCATTGGTGGGTGACGTGGGGCAGACTGAGGGATGTCTCCCAATATCGCTGCCCCAGATGGATGACCGTGAGCGTCACTTTTTCTTGTTGCCGCCCGTCAGGGTGGAGAGACCCTTGGCGTCCTTGCCAGTCAGCCCGCCCGGACCGTTAACCTCGAACTGCGGGGGATGGGGATGCTGATGGGCCACGCCGTACGACTTCGGCGTGTAGTCTGCCGGCTTCGTCGCCGTTCCCTGTTTGATCGTGGTCTTGGAGCCCTTCGTCTTGTCTGCCATCGCACACCTCCTGTTGGTTTATGATTTATTCGGCCTTCGCGTTGGTCAGAGTCTCGCCCGCCTTTTTTACGACCTGATCCTGGACAAACTCGATCACGACCATCGCCTCCTTCGGGAGCCTCCCCTGACTGCTACTCGGGCTCTCCCAAGATAACACCTTCCTCGGCGAAATGCCAGCGGCCTCGGCAAACTCGGCCTGTGTCATCCCCAGGGCCTTTCTCATATCCCGGAATTTCTTCGGCGTCCACCCCGGCCTCTTCAGGCGCCATGTGTTCAGGAGCGTCTTGCGAACGTGACCCATCGTGTCTGCCGGCTTCGTCGGGTCCTTCAATTTCTGGTTCTGTCCACGCATTCAGTCCATCCCATCCCTTTCATCCCAGACTGGGGCCTTCGTCTTCATCACCTGAACCCCCTCCGGGAACACCTTGATCCTGTTCCGCGCCGGGTCCCCTGCGTATCCCACCTCCGGCTTTTGCTCCGATTTTTTTGCCTCCATCCAACGCTCCAATCTCTCCCTCCTCTTCCCCCAATCTACCTCCTCAGCAATCTTCTTCAACTCCTCCAAATCACCCCCCGTTATCAGCATCTCTCACCCCGCAGATTTTGTCCCAGATTTTTTTTGCGGTCAGAAATCACTACCCCTCGGGAATACCCATCCCGGGAGACTGACACCGGAAGGGACTCCTGATTCTGAAGGGGAGACCTCGGCGCGAAACGGCTTTCGCGTTTCCCTTTGGGGCCCCCCCTCGGGGCCGGGAGCGCCCCGCGCCGGTTCCGCGCGTCCGTCCGTCGACCGGCTGGGCCTCGGGAGCCTGAAGGATCTGCAGGGTGGTGAGGTGATAGGGGTCTGCGCGTCGAAACTGTTTTCCCGTCTTTTTCGCTATTGGCGCTCTGGATTCGCGGTTTCACTCTTTCACCTCTTCCCCGTTCGGGCCCATTTTCGCCCCTTCTGCCGGTGCTATTCGTCCACCGTCCAGAGCCAAGGAAGCCCCGTCCGTCCCAGCGTTCTGCAGAAGGCGCTTGCGGATCTCGTCTGCAAGGGCCTTTCGTTCCTTGTGTCCCTCGGGGATGCCCACGAATTCAACGCGGGACGTGCCCGAGGCTTCAAGGCTCGTCTTCAGTTTCCAGTTTTCAGGGTCGCGGTTTGCAAGGTAAAACTGAATGGCGGGAACGTCTGGGGGCTCGTATTGCTTAATGCTGACAACATTCCCGGCGCGGTCTATGCGTTGCCCCTCGTGCCAGTAGCCAACACAGCATAAATACAGGCTTGACTCGACGTGTGTCACCGCGTTAGCCTTCCCTTCTCGAAGGGCCTTCTTGACACTCGCTAACCTCTTCCACCGTTGCAGGGTTTTCTTGTCGATGTCCAGCATATAACACAGTTGCTCTTCGCTTAATCCTGCAGAGGCGTAGCGTTCAAGTGTTCGGACATCTGGCGCTTCGGGGAGGAGGTTCCGAGGTCTCCCTCCTTTTTTTCCCTTTCCTGATTTGTCGGGGGCTTCTAAGGGCAGAGCGTAGGGGAGAGCTCGGGGGGGTTTCTCGGGGTTTTCAAGGGGTGGATTCTTGGCGTCCATGCGTCGAATTTGCGGGGAATTCCGTTCAATGTCAAGGGGTTTTTCTCGGGTAACCTGGTTTGTGTTTCCCGCTCAATTTCGAGGGTTGAATCTCTCCATTTCTCCCGCGTCTTTCCTTGCTTTTCCAGCGTTGCGCGTTCGGCAGCAATCTTGCCTTTCCGCTCTATCTTCGGCGCTTTTTTCTTCTCTTCCCTATTGACAACGGGCATACCTCCCTATATATTACAGGCACACAAGGAAGCACACAACCACAGGGAGGGTTATATGTTCACACTCGCGTTCAAGATTGACAATGATGCGTTCCAGCCTGAGCCGTTCTCCGAGGTCGCGCATCTTCTCCACATTGTCGCGGTGAAAGTCTCCGAGGGCCAAACCTCGGGGAAAGATTGTTGATAGCAACGGAAACAAGGTGGGCTCTTATACTCTAACCGTGGAGGAATAACAATGACACATTCTCGTGATTGGTCGGCCTATTGCCTCGGGGTCTATCCCCTTCCGGTCGCTCGTCTTCTTCGGTGGATCGTCAACCACAATTCTAAGCGTACTGTCCATCTGGATTTCAAGGGACGGAAACCCAAGGCGGGGAAGTCCTACGGCTGGGGCGGTTCTCTCCGTCTCGCTGATGCTCGGCGCGTTGCCGTATATGTCAGGGTCAATTATCATGCTCCGGTCAACGTCGCGCACGAATTGGCGTACAAGAAACAGGAATTTAAGGCCGAAGTTCTTCAGCGTGTTCGGGCGATTGAAGCGCAGGAACGCGGGACTCCTTGCAGCGCTAATTGATTCTCGGGGGAGCGTGGTCTCTGAGGGGTTCGACTCCCCTCCTCCCTCCTCAACCTCAACCACAACAAGAAAGGGCTTCACGGTGAAAATCTCTCAGCGCTTCGACGATCTCAACATCCCTGAATGGGCGCTTCCGTACCTTATCAACGGCGATCCCTCGGGACTGGAACCTGTAGACGTTCTCACGGTCTCGCGGTGGCTCCGTACCTTCGATGAAATCGCGGAGCGGTTAGACGGAACAGTCTATGTCGAGACGGACGGGGGCGCGTTCTCTTTCTTCTCCTCCTCCCCCGCGTTCGGCCTTCCTACAACGTGCGAAAATGGCGCGGTGCTGATCCTCAGCGATTCCGACGAAGACGGGGGGCGCGTATGACAACCGGAACTGTTGAACCTCTCTGGGTACGCGAATTCGGGAAAGCGTACCGCGTTCCCTCCTCAATTCTCCGTCTCGTCTCTGATGGAGTCCTGCAGGACGAATCTTGGCACAATAACGCCTGTCCGAGTTTCTCGGCGAGCGTTCCCACGTTTTCAGACCCCGCGCACTCTGCAGTCCTGACTCTGTGGGTCGAGCATCCGAACGCCTATCAACGTGAAATGGGGGAGACGTTCCCGCGCTTCTGCATCAATTTTGAAATCGACCCCGACACCTCCCACAGCGTCACACTACTTTTTCAAACCGATAAGGCGAGCGAGGCGGTTAAGCGTTGCCTTTGGATGCTGGAGAGTTACCGTAAACAGACTTTTCATCTTACCACCGATCCGAAATATTCTAACCAATAGGAGGTAATATGCCACGATCCACGAAAGAGGAAACCGCACACGCCCTGGAAATGCTCCACAAGTTCCTAAAACCGGGCGATACGGTATACACGGTACTGCGTCACGTCTCGGCCTCGGGGATGTCTCGGAGGATCGACCTTTACAAACTCACCGCAGATGGCCCGCTCTATCTCTCGGGGTATGCCTCGCGGGTTCTCGGGTACATTTGCAAGGGGGATGGGATCGTAATCCACGGTTGTGGCTCGGATATGGGTTTCGAGCTCGTTTATCACCTTGCCTACAGGATGTTCCCTAAGGGTCATATTTGCACCGGTCGCGGTGATGGATCGCGTCACTCTTCCTGCCCCTCGAATGACCACAGCAACGGGACAGACTACCGGCGTCGCCGGCACTCGGACGGTGGGTATGCACTCCGTCAGGCGTGGATATGATACACCAATATTACGCCCAGAGGTTTGCTGCGGGCTCCCCTCACCGGCGCGGGACTGTGCCGGTCGGTGAGGTGGTCTATATTCAGGACGGAATACGCCCGCTCGGAGGCTTCCGGGGGCCAGCGATATTCAGGGAACCGTGGATCGTCGAGGCGTGGACGAACCGCGAGGGGTTTCTAGGCCGTATGGCTGGGGGTCATTTGGCGGTTGTTCGCTCGTTACGGGACGGGAGGCGCTCCCTTGTGGCTGACTGGATTTTACTTTTCTGCGTCGATGCTGGGTGGACAAAAGACATCCCGATTGAAAGGAGGCACCGTGGAACCGCTCACTCGAAAGGAAATACTAGGCTTTCTGTCTTTCGCACTCTTCCTGGGGCTCGTCTTCCTCGGGTGGATCATCGTCTCGAATTGCTAGAGGCATAAAGTCGAAACGGGGCGCTCTGCCCCGTCTCCAAGTGAACGCTTGGACTGATGAGACTCACACACACAAGGGAGGTAGTTATGACTGTTACAAGCGATGGAAAGCGCCTGACAATCGTTCTGGACCTGCAGAGCCCAGCGCCGAGCGCCTCGAGGAAAACCCTCGTCGTGGCTTCCAGTCATGGGAACCAGGAGACAACCGCGCAAATCAACGGTAAACCCGTTACGGTCGGTGTCAACGCCTACATACGGCCCTAAGCCGAAACCGGGGCCTCGGGGCTCCGGTCTGCCGGTAGATGCCGGTACTGATGAGGCTCATAATTACGGGAGGTAATATGTTCAACGTCTGCGGTGTCTTCACTCTGGAACAGTCGAAACTCGAACGACTCGCGGAGATAGAGGGGCAAACCCGAGACGAGTTAATCGAGGCGGCGGTATTCGACTCGGTGGTACTCGGTATCTGCATCAACCCTGACTGTGACTATACCCAGGAAGTCGAGCCCGATCAGTCTCGGGGTCTCTGTGAGGCTTGCGGGACGCATTCGGTCGCCAGCGTTCTTTGTCTTGCGGGGATGATATGAAAAACAACGGCGTGAAGATAAACCGAAAGGATCGACTCTTCGTGATTCCGACCGGCTCGGGGTGGTCCTGCTATGGCTTCGATAATCTGGACAGAGAAATGCGGGGGCTCGCTGCCGAGCTCGGGAAACCAATCCCTCGGGGAATCCGCAAGGGGACGATGAAGGCGTATAACTTCAATGAGGACTTGCACGTTTTCGGGAGGCAAAAGAACGTCGAGACGGGGTGGAGGAGTGCGGTCGGCCTCTCCCCCTATCTAGTCAGCCTGGAAGGGTGGAGGGTTGAGGTTGTGACAACATACGGGGAGACGCGGCGGTTTATCGTCGGCAAGTCGACGGGGTGGATGCCCATCCACCTGGAGATAGCTCGCCGGGACTCTTCAGGGGGCGGTGGCGCTGAGAGGCAGTACAAATCCGTTCGGGCTCTTTACAAATCAAGGTAGGAGGAGGCTATGAATCCACACACACACCAAAGCGAAAGGAGAATGACGATGCTACGGCATACTGCAGACCTGCCGGTTCTCGAAGAGGCCGACAACGACTCGGGGAGCGACTTCATCCTCAACGGGACCTCATGTTGGATCGAAGCGGGGGACTTCGTTATCTATATCCTGAAGGATGATCGAGGGAATGTCTCAGTCGAGGCTTTCATCAATGGCGATGAAATGACCGATCCTCTGGAATCTTTTACCCTGGAGGCCGATTGAGGCGACGAAAGCGCCGGAGCCCTGCAGTAGTCTGGGTTGCACTACTCGCAGGGCTCCTGATTCTCCTCCGACTCCTACATAGGCTGTTTAACTAGCCCCGCTTCGGCGGGGCTTTTTGCTTCCTCGCCTCCTCAGAACCGGGACAGTCGGACCAGTGGCAGCGCCAGACGTTTACCTTGCAGGGGACTTGCGTCTCCCGATACGTCACGCCAGTCTCGTCGATGTACGTCCCTTTGCGGGGCGGTTCTGATCCGTCTCGGATGTAGGGATGGGCCTCGACACACATATTCTTCCCTCGTACCGTGGGCTTCCAGTCGATCTCCTGGGGGCAATACTTACATTTCATGGCTTCCTCAGTTTGTAGATGGTGTTTTTCCCTGAGCCGATAGAGAGGATCGGCAGGGAGTATTTGACGCGAAATTCGCTGACGTACTGCATTACCCTGGAACGCATCGACTCGGTATCGAGGTTCTTCTTGGGGAATTTCTGGACGATCTCACCGGCAATCTCCAGGGCGGTGCCTCCGATATGTAGCCGGCTGAAGACGTAGTCTTTCACGGTGCCGGTCGGAATTCCAATCTGGTTCTTAGCCGGCTCTGGATGTTGCCGACGATAGCGTTCGTGGTCGTATTTTTCCCTCGACTTGGGGGTGGTGTCGATCGCCCGATACGTCACTTTCCCTCCTTGGTCTTGAGGAAGGCGGCGAACACTTCTTCGTCGGTATCCGCTATTCTATCGTGCGGTGCGTATATCTCCCAATCTCGTCCGAACGCAATCGCTTCCCTCAACTCCTTCTCCCTCTCTGATTCAAGGGCGGTGAGGCGGGAACGGAGACTGGCAATTTGTTCGGGAAGGTCGCGGAAATCCTTTCCTGTGATGCTACTTTTCGGGACACCATAGAAAGCGTCCACGCATTTGCAGAGCGTCCAGTTAAGCTCATCCTTGGCTTGGTCGATTTCGTTCCTCATCTCCTCGGCGTGCTTTGATTCGAGAGAGAGGAGGCGGGATTCGAGCCATTCTTGGGAGGTTGGCGGCCCACCCGTGACATTCAACAGTGTGTCTTGCTCGTATTGTTTCCTCAGTTCGTTCGCATCCATGGTCATTTCTCCTTCTTGCTCTTGAGAAAGGCGGCGAGATAATCACCTGACGAATCCGTGTAAACTGTTTCGTTCGGCGATATTGTGAACCATCCGCGACTTCCTGCCTCAAATGCCTCCCTCAATTCCTCGAATCTGTCCACGGCGAGCATCCTGATCGTTTCCCCGTCTTTGGCTATCCATTTGTCAGAATCCCTTTTCAGGGCATCATACTTGGTCTCTTCTTCTGATTGGCGGTGGAGAAAATCAGACACAATCTTCTTGGGCAATGGTCGTGCTGTAAGGTAGCCGTTCACTCCAAGCCAGAACACAAATACCTCATACTCCTTCTCTCTCCCCTCTCGGAGTGAAGACAGTTCGGAGCGGAGTTCCTTCCCCTCTTTAACTCCAATTTTCCTCTGTGCTTCTGCATCATCATACATTTTTGTTATCTCACCAACTCGCCGCGAAAATTGCTCGTTGTACTTTCCCTCTGCTTCAATGAGGCGGGATTCGAGCCAATGCCAATAATCAACTCCACAAGTTCGCCAGTCTTTCCCCGTTTCCGCCTCAAACTGTTTCCTAAGTTCGTCTGCGTTCACTTTGTCCTCCTTTTTTCGATGCGTTCAGAGACGACGGTGACGGTGATGCGGTACTTCGTCGCGTCGTAAGGTTTGTCGGTGATGAAGTCCGTTGGACAGGTACAGGATGAGCCAAACTCGGCGGGATGCCCTGTTGTCAGGCAGTTAATATCGTTATCGTCCCAGCATAGCACATCCAGAGTAGCCGAAAATCCTTTGAACGTCCTCACCTTCCCTTTTGTCTTGGGGGTCATGGTAGCTCCGTGGATTTTTCTTTCATCAAATAATCATTGAGTTCGGCTACATATTGTTCGTGCGTGATTTCCTTCGTTTTCCACTCCCACCATCCGCCCCATCCTACGCCACCGCTAATTGTCTGCTTGGTGTACTCTCCCGTTCGCGCCTCGAAGAGTATATGGTCGAGCGCACTCTCAATCTCTTCGAGAGTATCGCCCTGGATTGCGAGAGTTAGCGTCAACGCGCGTTCTGGTTTGTTCATTGGTCACTCTCCGGGAATGGGAGGACGTATTCAACCAATGCTCCCGGATATTCATTGGCGGGTCTGTCGTAGGCGTGGATGACCTGAACACCGTCTTTCTCTCCGAATGAGCAGTAGATTTTGTCGGGGGTGTTCATGGCTCGAATTCCTTTCCGCAAAGTACACAGCGATAGACGAAACGCTCCGATACGGTTATGTATTTCAGCGCAGATGAGTTCGGGTCAATCTGTTGAATCTTTATCCCCCGACGTTCGAGAGTATGTAATCCCACCGGGGACTTCTCGCAAATCCAATTTGGTAGCTCGTTCATGGCCTATCCTCCTTTGGGAGTTCGAGGACGTTGGAGAGCCAGTGAGTGAGTTTCCAGTTCCTCTCTTTGACCCATCCCTGATCGAAGTACGCGAGAGAGTAATCGCGGTCTTTCATGTCGCTTTCGAGGATAACAAGGTACATCCCCTCCTTCTCCGGCAATCTCTCCTTCACGCTGACCCATCGGGGAAATCTCGCAGGAGGATACGCCCAGGCGATAACGTGCTCTCCCAGACTCGAACATCCCATTTGGTCGCAGTTATGTTCCTCATCTGGATGGGCCGTAGTCACCATTATCATGTTGGATTTGATGTGTAGCCACGCCTTACCAAGAAATACCTCTCCGGTCACTTCTCGGTCTGCGGGAATCTCTGGTGCTTCCATTATCCCTCCCTCCTTTTTTAAGCGTTCCTCTTCGCAATAAGGACACGGGATAGTTGTTCTAATGTATCTACCACAGACAGAACACTTATATCCCCCACCGCAAAGAATATCTCTTGAGTTCATCACTTCCTCCTTGTCTGCATTGTCCTCTTACGGAGGGGGGAGAGATTCTTTCCCCTTGGGCGCGAGAGATTGCATAGTCCTGATGAAGTCTTTAAACGATTCATCCTCGTCAATCTCCCATGCACCCTCCTCATCGACCTGTCCCTGGCGTCGACCGCTGACAAAGCCCGCATCGTGAGCTTCACGAAGTTGCTCTCTCCGTCTTTCGACCTCTTCCCTTGTTCTGTCTAGTTCCCGCTCAAGCCACGAAACAAATAGGGTATGATAATCGGCCCAATCTATTCCAGTTGCGTCCGAAAATTCTTTGCGATAATCCGACAGACCCAATTCCTGCCGTGGACTTTTCATTTTCTTCCTCCTGTCTCATTTCTGTCCCGCTATCATCTGGGGGGAGAGGGGCTAGGATTTACTTTCGCGGGAGGATTCGGCCCGTCAATGTCCTCCTGTGTCACCGTCCTTGCGAAATCGTATAACACAAGCAATTCCTTGGGCTTAAATACTGGCGCGACGTTCGCAATCGCCAGTTGCGTCATTTTCTTGTAGTCTTCGATCTTCATTCTTTCCTCCTTTATTTTCGTGAGACTCCCCTTCATGTGAGGGGAGAGAGACTACTCACCAATCGTATTCAGTAGGTTTGATTGTCGAGCCGAAGGACTCGATAAAAGGTATGAGCTTCGTCTTGAAACAATCGGGACAAACGTCAATTTCTGTTTCCTCGCCACTTCCCCCCTCGGGATAATCCCGACCCTCCTTGAGCCTTACCTCAACCTCACTCGTCTCGTAGGTGTCCTTTACGCGGGGGATTTCCTCATGGCAAATATCGCAGGTCGCGCACTTAACGAATCGTTCAACCCTTGCGGGAACTGTTCTCTCTCCATATATCCTCATCTTGTCCTCCCTTATCCGTGAAAGTGAGACGGCTAAAACTGTTCAGCTTCCTCTCTGGTCAAAAAGAAGTGAATCCCGTTGGAACATTCGTTTCGCCAGTCATCGTCCCACTTGTCGGGCTTCACCGTCTGGAGAACGCGGTACTCCGTCCTTGGGCCGCGTTCGGTGGTGATGCCAACTTCCGCCCCAATGACTTCAAGAACCGTCGCGTACTCTGCTCTGCACTTCCTTCCTGATGCGTTTGACCGCTTGGCTCCCTCGGGGATTATCAGCTTCACCAACACTCCGTCGTTGCACTTTTTCCAACCGATGATTGACCCCTGCGGGGTAATGATCGTTTGGGGCGGTTGCTTCTCGATGCCTTTTGCGCCCGTGAGGTATGCGCCCATGAGGTGTGCGCGCGTGAGGTCTGCGCGCGTGAGGTCTGCGCCCCTGAGGTCTGCGCCCGTGAGGTATGCGCGCGTGAGGTCTGCGCCCCTGAGGTCTGCGCCCCCGAGGTCTGCGCCCCCGAGGTATGCGCTCGTGAGGTCTGCGCTCGTGAGGTCTGCGCCACTGAGGTCTGCGCCCGTGAGGTCTGCGCTCGTGAGGTCTGCGCCACTGAGGTCTGCGCCACTGAGGTCTGCGCCCCTGAGGTCTGCGCGCGTGAGGTCTGCGCCCCTGAGGTATGCGCTCGTGAGGTCTGCGCTCGTGAGGTCTGCGCCCCTGAGGTTTGCGCCCCCGAGGTTTGCGCCCCCGAGGTCTGCGACCGTGAGGTCTGCGCCCCCGAGGTTTGCGCCCCCGAGGTTTGCGCCCCCGAGGTCTGCGCCCCCGAGGTTTGCGCCCCCGAGGTTTGCGCCCCCGAGGTATGCGCCCCTGAGGAATGCGCCCCTGAGGTTTGCGCATGATTTAACCCCCGCCTCAACTGCGATTTTCAGAGAGCCGAATTCCCCCTCAAACAAGACTCTATTCTCGTATCTGTGTCTGATTTCGATTTTCACTGTTGCCTCCTTGTGATTACCTTGACTTCATACTCCCCGCCAGGAAAGTGAGACGGATCAGACTTCATCGGCGGTTTTTATCGCCCGGAGAATCGCCTCGGCGACCTGGGGAACGATCGCGTTCCCTAGGCTTTTAAGTCGGTCCACCCTATCGGGAATCCTTGCATCCACTCGACAAAATTCGGTTGCAACCTCAATCCATTCTTCTCGCCACGGTCCTGCTTCGAGATCCCGCTCACCGCTGAGAGGGTGTTCTGCAGACCGTCGCCTGGATTCTCTGGGCCCCGCCGAGTCTCCCCCTTCCAGTCCCTCCCCTTGGGAGTCGGGAGCATCGCTAACTGGTCGTTCAGGCAGAGGGGCATCTTCCTCACCACGTACCGGTCGTGGAGGTTCTCCGGGGATCTCGGGCCTCTCTCCATATGCGCGTCGGGTGTTCTGAGCATCCCGATCTGCCGGCTGAGATAGTCGGTTTTCCTGCCCGTCGCTATTCTCGAGGGGCGCAGTTCGTCCGGTGTGTCCCGAAAGTCCTGCGTGTTGGGTGTGGTGAGCAACGATCCACACCCTGTCCCTTCTGTGCGGCGCACCAACGGCACAAGCTGGAAGTACAAGCGGCGGGAAAACTTCGTAGCCTTCACTCGCCAGATCGGAGTACACAGTCTCGAATACCACGCCTTGTTCGATGTTAAGGATTCCAGGAACGTTCTCTGCCAGGACCCAGCGGGGCCGAGATTCGTGAATAACTCGTAGCATCTCCGGCCAGAGCCAGCGGTGATCGTCTCTCCCAAGTTTTTTCCCTGCGACACTGAAAGGCTGGCAAGGAAATCCCCCTGTAAGGAGGTCAATTTTTGTTTTCGTGTGGGCATATTCCCCGGTGCGATCTTGCGTTGTTGCAGTTATAGCAGAGGATTTGGTAGTCGTTCGGCAACCCTCGTCGGAGGGCGAGTTTCCATGTTTGCGATTTATACGCTCTCCGTTCGGCGTTTCCGTTATTGTGCTTGTGGTCAATGGTGAGAAATTCTCTTGTTGTCTCTCCACAACAGGCACACTTTCCCCCATAGTGGGAGATGATTTCGTCTTTCTTTCGTCTGCACCATTCGCGCTGGGACTTCCGATGTCGCTCTCTATTTTCTTGACGCCATCGCGTAGATTGGAGGGTCGCGCATTCTCGGCAGTAGGCGATTCCTGCGACCTTTGGTCTTCTCTTGCAACAAGGGCAAATCCGTTCCACTCTATTCCTCCTATGTCGCCATAGATCGGGACTCCAGGCCAGTGCTTGCGTAGAACCTTCTGACAAAACTCGTCCCATTCGACGAACGCGACAATCTTGTGTTCTTCACCCCACACCCAATCGGCAGCGAGAGAGAAGCCTCCGATACCGCTGAAGAGATCGAGATGGTTCATCCTTCAACGTCTGGATCGGGCTCACCGTATCCCTCTGCGTAATTGATGCACCGATCCTCGAGGGCGTTGAGTTCTGGCTGGGTGAGGAGATTGGTCACGTCTTTCCCGCTGACGAGAACGTGGATGTCTTCTACGTGCGCCGGCTCACCAGGTTCCCCACCGGCATAACCCCACGTATCGCGGGTAGCCTTGACGGGGGTGAATTCCACCTCGCAGTCCCGCTCGGTATCGTCGAACGAGAAATAGACCGACGCTTGCCAGATCATTCCTTTGCCCCTGCGGTCAGTTGCTTGAATCCATTGCCCTTGGCGATCTCGTAGACGGTCTTGTCGCGCCTCCCATCGTAGAGATACGGGAAGAACGCCTCGACCGCGTCCTGCTGCTCGATCAGGATATTCGACGTCTGGACGGAAATCTGATCGTAGAGGAGTTTCCAGGCGGTCTTCTGCGCCTGTTCGGTGAGCTTGTCTTTTGTCTCCCGGCGCGGTCGCTTCACCTGTTTCCACATCTTCTCGAAGACTTTTTCCCATCGGGCCGGGAGTTTGAAGGTGAGTTGCTGACCGTTGACCTCCATCTGGAAGAGGATCGCCTTGGTGTGTCCCGCCTGGTCGTATGCCTTGGCGATATGAGAGGCCCCTGCAGACACAAGGCATCGCTCGATCAGAGAGATGCTCCGGTCAACGGAGACGGTCGACGTATAGTTTCGGATGTTCATCGGTTTCCTTTGTGGGTAAAAACCCCGCCCGACCGCTTGGAAGGGGTCTCGGGCGGGGCTTGCTCTCTCCAATGCAGAGTGCGTCGCTTAGATAGCACCACCTCGCTTTCAGTTATTGAGTCGTTGTTTGACCGACCACCACCACGTCATCACCTTATCCCGGAGAGTGTGCTTCAGGATGACGATGTTCGACTTCCTGCCGGGATGCTTCCCCACGTAGATAACCGTGTAGCGCGTCCCGCGAGTCCTGATCGGTTCGCCGACGAGAATGTACTTTTCCGTGTAGACGGTGGTAATTTTCCCGTCCGGGGTCTGGAGATCCCATGTCGTAAAGTAGTTCGCCGGCTTCTCGAGAGGGTTCGGATGGTAATAAGGTGCTGGGAGGTGTGATCGCATGGCTACTCCGTGAGGCCGATGACTTCGTCCAGGTCGATGTCTGAATCCCAGTGGTCGATGAGACCGCGCCGGTCATCCTTGGTGATGCCGATAAGAAGCGGGTCCTGAACCTTCTCGACCGTCACGATCGCAAACTTCTCGAAGATCCCGGTCTCCTTGGCGCGTTCAAACGCCGAGAGGACGTGGCTCGGGGGTATGCCCTGATATTTCTCAGTCGGCGTCTCGATCCAGTCGACGTTCGGATAGGGCCCCGAGCAATGGAATTTCGCCGGCGCACTCCCATCCTTCGGCTCGTAGAAATAGTTGCTGTGGAATTTCCCGACCTCCTCCTGAAGCATCTCGTTCAGCCTCTTCGAGAGGAGTTTGCCGATCGCGTCCTTCGTTATCTCGGGGTACGGCAGGGGGTGGCGCTTGTCTTCCTTGTCGCCGAGGATCGTCGCAACGGCGGTAAAGCCGAGCGCCCTCGCCCTCTCCAGGTATGAGGGGCCAGCGGTTTCCCGGAGAGTCTTCGTTTCGCTCACAACGGGAACCAGTTCCAGTTCTTCCACGATGGACTTCATATCTACCTCCTGATGAATGGGGAATTGTTGATTGCGGAGATTTCCTCTCCGATGGATATGCGCTTCAGATCCTCGTCTCTTCCCTTCGGCTCCTCCTCGGGCTCGTCTTGCTCGATATACTCACAGTGATCGCCACATTCGCCGCAGATGCCGAACGTCTCGGTGTCGTTGTCCCAGTTCCCAATCATGCGGGGTGGCGCGTTACAGCAGTCGGATACTCTCATGCTCTCGCTCCTATCTTCGACTTCAGGAATTCCAGAAAGGCTCTCTGGGTATGCTCGGGGGTGAGGATCATCCCGCCGTTCTGGTGCATCCAGATTACGGCCGCGTCCCACGCTTCGCGCATCATTTGTTGGTTCGCCTCGGCGAATAACTGCAGTTGGCCTTTGAGGAGGCCCTGGACGTGACGGTGAACGACTTCGATGATGTCTTCGGGCGAGAGGCCCTGCAGTTGGTCGCTGCCGGTGCAAAGGGTCGGCTGGGCGCAGTTGTTGATCGCGTCTTTGAATTCTTCCACCGCAACCCGAAATGCCAAATCGGGGCCACTTGGGAAATCCTCTCGATATGTAATATCACTCATCGCACACCTCCCAGTCTCTCGAGACGCCGGCGATCGCGCTTCTTTGCCCATCCTGGACGATAAGGATCTTCCTTCTTTTTCCGGGTGATAAACTCGGTGCGCTCCGGACAGGGCTTCACCTCGGCAACGATGTGATGGAGATGCGCGGGGTACATCTTCCCGGCGACGGAGTCTTTGTGGAGGAGACGGTCGAACCGGGACTGCTTCCGGCGTTGCTTTGCCTTGGTGGGATTGTTCCCATCGGGGGAGAATTTCAACTTCAGGTAATCGGTGAGTTTGCTCACGGTTTTCCCTTTCTTTTATCGGCACACACAAGATAACACACTCAGACGCCTTTGTCAATAGGGGAGAGAAATATATTTCGAGTCATGTTTTAATAGGCGGGATCACTCGTAACGTCCCCCTGTATACCCTTTCAAGCCCACTGCGGTATTCCTGCTCTCGGGTGTTGGGCTTCTCCTCCACAAGCACAAAATCTTTTGCCTGAATCATTATATGACGGAGAAGCTCGCGTTCAATCCACTCATATCGCTCCTCTGGTTTGGCGAACCGGGCAAAATTCTCTGACGCCATCCGTACCTCCGCGCACACCTTAACATGCCTCTCGGCTCTCTCCATCCTCACGATCACTGGAACCCTGACTCTGTATGTTGCCCTGAAGCCGGATTTCCACCCGACGCGATAAAATCCGTGGACGAGAACAATGACAAGGAAAATGGCGATCGCTGTTATCATGGTTTCACCTTGGGCCTTCGTTCTGGGCTCTCTCGATACCGGAGTTCAAGGTCGATCCTCTTGATAAACTCTATATCGCTCGGCGTTCCTGAATCAACACACATCTTGCGTAGAATCGCTAGGTCGAAAACTGAGAGTGTTTCAAAAGGGGAGTTGGTTGTAGTATTCTGGGAATTCTGGTCCATACGGATCTCCTGGTTTCGCTGGCATCTTCTGGTCGAATAGGTTCATCTGCCCTTCGGCAGCGCTTTCACCTCGGCCTCGACGATCGGGCAGAGCTCGTCCCACTTGTGGTTCTTGTCGCAGTCCAGGCAGAAGCGGTCGGGCTCCCTCGCCGGCATCCTGTCCTTCGGCCTCGCCTCGATCTCCACTCTCCAGTGTTCCCATGCGATGTTCCCGTAGGTCGTTTTCTCGATAACCTTGCGTCCAATCTTGGCGATCTCTGCGACTGGCAATCCGGTGTCATTCAGGAGGCGCATCAGAACCTCCCGTTGCTGATCGGTTAGCGGTGGCGTTATCTGTTTCGTCGCCTCCACCTCGAGGATGACCCGATAGATCGCAAGCGCTTTCTCTTGGTTAGGAGGAGGGGGGAGTACGCTCAATGAGTCGTTTGAGTGTATCGGCATCGAAGACTTCTCGAGCGTTTTGACGATTAACCGCTCCGTTACCTTTTCCATTTTGCTCCTTCAGGGGAAATAATCCTTGCCAGCCGTTTTGGATTGATGCCTCGACTACTGCTTTCGGGTTCGGGGTTGTCATCAGGAATTTCCATTGCATCTTCCGGGCCCGGTCGGTGAGGGGTTTCTTCTTCAGCCTCCTCTCGGCTTCCCACTCCATCCAGACCTCCTGGAATCCATCGACTGCGGTAAGGGTGGGTGGCATCTGCAGGGGGATGATTATGGCCTCTGAAACCTCCCTATCTCTTTCTTTATCTACTTCTACTTCTTCTTCTACTTCTTTGATTGGAAGTCGCTTGGAAGTTTCTTCCAAGTCAGATAGATAGTTATCCTTTATTTCCAATAGTTTTTTGATTTCGATCTTCAGTATGTCCCCATTCAGTTCGTATTTGATTCCGCGTTGCTTCTGCAAAGCAAACAGGAATGAAACGAGTTTGTTCCGCTTACATTTGCATAACGAAACCGTTTCGTTCACCGAAAGAACGGCGACCGGCGTCGGCATCTTTCCCTTCATCTGCTCGGCGGCCTTCTCCACTAGGGTCCAGTAGACCCCGATCCCCCACATCCCGAATTTCGACCGGATGGATACGATTTTATCGTCTCGATTTGCGTCTGCCATATGCTTAAACCATTTCATTGAGGGTCCTTAAAGCACGAATTCGGAAACCTAAGCGTGTCGAAAGTCTGTGTGGAGACTTTGGTGGTTTCCCACCGCGCCTAGATTCCCGAATTCGGGCCATCTTTAACGATTAGATGGAAACGCCACACACACGACTTCGACATTGCGAATATACCTCCCGTACAACAAAAAGTCAATAGCCTAAAACGGCAATTCGTCGGCGTTGAACTCGAGAGACTGGGGGAGCGAGACCTTCGCCGGGGAGCTTGTCCCGGTGGCGCTTTCCCCTGATCCACTGATCTCAGTGGTCGCATTCAGCCTCTCGTTAAATATGGGTAGCCGTGTTTCGACCGCGTCGACGCGGCGACCTGGAGACGTCTCCCCAGTTTTAACACGGACTACCGCTTCTCTCGCAAGGACACCCTCTGGGCAGTCGGGGCAGAACCAGATGATCGACCGGTCTGAAGCCCGGAACCCTATCTCGTTTGCCCTGGGATGCTTACAGATCGACCGTGGGGCGTCTTTCTTCTTCACGCCGGCACCTCTTCCCGCTCGACGAGACGGTAAAACGACTTCGTCTTCCGACCCTCTCTCTCCGACTTTTGTTCGATGACATATCCGTCTGCCCGGAGATCGGCGATGCGGGAGTGGACCATACAGAATCCGTCATCGCTGTCTGATCCCGATTTCGCAAGGGTAGGCATCGGGACCCATCCCTCGCGGGTCGAATGGAGATAGCCCTTCAGGTTCAAAAGAATGCGTCCGTTCTGAGTATCGTCCCGCTCGGTTATTCGGTGGGGCATTATTCCTCCAGTTGGTTTGACTGCTTCAGGAAATCGTCGAACGTCTTTGCCACGATATACGCCCCGCGATGCTTCAGCACAACCATCGAGTGCTTCTTCTGGGCCTCCGAGAGCCTGTCGCGGTCGGTCTTTACCTCGATTTCAAAGTAGCGACCATCCTGAGTGCATCCCACAATGTCGCCGATGCCGAGATTCTCCTCGGGGAGTTTCCTGCCTCTGACCGGTATCTGGTTGTGTCTCCGGGCGTAGTGATGATTCCACTCGAGCCACTCGAGGATCTGACGGGTTGTTGCGTCGGTCTGGTTCAATAGATGTACCACCTTCCATCATCACCCTGCACCCACCACTTCTCACCGTCAAACGACGCAGGGCGATCCGGCTGTCGGAATATACTCCCGATGAATACCTGGAGCCCTTTCTTCTTGGCCTTGTAGGGCCACGGTATGCCGGCGAATATGCGGTAGACTCTCATTTGAGGACTCCGTTCTCGAGGAGGAGTTTCCATGTTTTCTTCATCGCCTGGTCGAATGAGATTTGCGTCATCATACCCCTGTCGTAGAGGCCGTGACATTCGGCGCAGAGATACGCCGTGAAGCAATCGTCCGACTTCTTCCCGGTCCCCTTGCCGTCCGACATAAGGTTTGAGTGCGCCGCTACAACAGTACCGTCTTGTTTCCCGCAGTTCTGACACGGTTTGCCTTTGGCGAATTCGAGGATCTTCTTATTGCGATACGGTTTATACTTTGGGACGGCCGGCATCAGCGGATCATCATAAGCTGTTTCTCCGTCGAGAGGAGAGTGATGATCCCCCCGATCTGCTTCCCCAGGTCTGCGTGGAGTTGTTCTGCGAGCTTGGACAGCCGGCGTTCATGCTTCGTAGCGGCAGCGAGAGCCACCTTGAACTGCGTTGCCGGCACATCGACCGTATCCTTGAGGAGCTCGTTCTTTGCCTTCTCACTCGCTTCGTCCAGGATGAATTGTGTCTGGGCGACCATCTCCGCGCTCTCTATGAGCCACTGTTGCCTGAAATCGAGCTCATCCATCAGGCGACGTACATCCGACCGGTCGAGAGGCTCCTTCAAAACCTTCATCAGTTGCCCGATCCGTTCGGCTATCAACACCGCGTCTTCGATCATAGCGAGCACAGACCGTTATTGCCCCACCCATCCCCCAGATATCCCGTGATGCCGTTAAAGACCGCCGGGCCGTTGTTGCAGGAGCCGAGAAACTGGGGATTGGTGGGCGTAGTGACATCGTAGATGAACAGCGTGCTCCCTTCGGTAAACAGGAGATAGTTCCCGCTGAGCATGAGACCATTGCACGTTGCATTCACCGTCCCGAGCTCTGTTACGGATGCCGAATTGTTCAGGTCGACGATGAACACAGATTTGTGAGATTCGAGACCGTTGTTGTTCTTCCCGAAATACGCATAGTGACCCTGAACGCGCGCGGAACAAGCGTTGACCGTCGCGCTTCCCCCGCTCATATGGGCCGACCCGTAGCTGTTGTCCTGCCCCGAGCCATCCACCCTGAACCTCTGCAGATTGGAACTGAGACCATCGGGATACGAAGAGACGATATAGTAGAACCCATTATACATGAAACAGTTTGCAAAATCTCGCCCGCCATTGTCCAGATGGAAATACTTTGTCGTTGTGCCGTTCTGGGAAAGAGTCCCGTCTGCAGCGACATCCCACAATTCCATCCCACCCTCTGTCGATCCGTTTCTTTCCCAGAGAATAAGGTGATTGTTTACTGCATCGAAGGCCATCGCTCGCGTAGCTGATGCCGCGACAGTCCAGCTTACCGTTGATTTTAGGACGGGAGTTGTGACGGTTGAAATGTCGTAGCTCTTGATATTCGCACCACCGTTGGCAGCGAAGAAGAGGTTGTTCCGTGTTGCCGTCCCTCTACGCATGATCGCCTGTCCCGTCCCCACATTGAGCCACGCGCCACCGCCAACGAATGTCGGATTCAGGGGAGAGCCGCCCCACTGGAAAAGGAAAATCTGCCCATTCCCGTCGATCCACATATAGTCCGCTTGAGAAAAAGAAATCCACGGGATTGAATTGCTCACCCCGGGGTTTCTCGTCTGGACAAACGTGGGCGAGTTGACGTTGCTCACATCGTAGATATCAAGCTGACCGCCTGATGTCCGAAGGGTATAGACGTACTGTAGAGCGAGCGTCTGGAACGTGAGGAGATTCGACCATGCGGTTGTCGTCCCCGTCTCGTAGATCCCCTGGACGTAGTAGGTATACACCGTCCCAGAGGAAACGGTATTGTCTGTGTAGGTGAGAACGTTGCCCAGAGAAGCAATAAGCGTAAAGGACTGGGGGTTCACCCCGAGACCGCGATAGAGCCTGTACGCGACAATCGGAGCCGCTTGAGCGTATTCTCCTACGGATATGTTTGTCCAACCGAGAACGACTGAAGTGAACCCGTTCTGCGTGAGAGACAGAACGGGTCCTGCAAGCGTGTAGAGTGTCATGGATTCTCCGGGAAAAGTTCGTCGATCGTGCTCGTCGGTTTCTGTTCCTCGATCATTGCGACCGCCGCTCCACCGATCTCCTTTTGCGCGCCAGCGAGAAGATTCTTTTTGATCTCCTCATCCCATCCGAGCGCATGGGAGAGTTTCATCAGTTTGTCGCGCATCTGCGTGACCGAGTTGAGCGCCGAGCGCATCTTCCAGACAGGGAATTTCGCCCTCGGGTCACTGGGAGAATCTACCATTTTCACCGTCAAAACGAAAGGCTGCATGTGCAGTTTTACCGCCCCCCCGGTGAGCATGGAGGTGATGCCGGCGACGCTCTCCAGGGCGGTGCTGATCTCCCGCGCTGTGTTGATCGAATGGCTCTCGAAGAGGAACGGCGACATCAGGTCGGCCTTCCCGGTCTTCGGATCGGCGACCCACGCCCGGAGTTGGCACTCCACCTTACAGGCTTTCGAGCGAATGTCCTTGTTCTCGTTCTCCGCGAGTTGTAGGCTCTTGCAGATACAGCCGGTGATCTCCCCCTGACCGAATTGCTCCCCTCCGACGTTCTCGGCGATCCGGTGGAAGCATGTCTCTCCATCGCAATGCCGGATGACGGAGCCGGCCTTATTCGCCGTTTTCCCACCGTAGAGGACATACCGGGCGGTGAAGACTTCGCTGATGTTGTCGCTGGGCATGATGACCAGGAGGCTCTGTGGCTTCTCTCCGTACATCTTGACCAGTTCGGGGATCTTGTCGATCACGAAAAAATCTGTAGCCATCGGTAAATCTGTCCCAGGTCTCTTCATCCCAGTTTTTATTTTTCTGGGGTCTGTCGATATTCTTCTGCCCAAATTCTTAATCATACGGTCTCCATGTTTAACCACGACCATCTTTTTCGTCGCACGATATTGCTCACGGTTGATTGGCTTACCTTGTATTCATCGGCAACAGATTTTTGGCTCTGGCTTCTAGTCTTTCTAAAGATATTCACCACGTCTCGCTCGGTTAATTTATGGGAGCCCTGCCTCTCGCCCCGCCTATGAGTCCCATCCCGGAGGCAATCATCCCCGAGGTTCTTCGTGTGTGTCCCCCAAGACAGGTTCTCGGGTCTATTGTCTTGTCTGTTTACTCCACCGTGGCACACCTCTTTCCCCTCCGGTCGTGGCCCATAGAATGCTTCACAGACGAGAGAATGCACAGACACCGTCTTCCCGGTCCCCCTCCCGCCACGGTAAAGCCTGACCATAAGATAGCCATTCTTTGCTAGGTAGGAGTAAATACGTTTTGGATGGTCAAGGGTTCGGGTTGTATTGCCCTTCACTTTCATGCTGTATATAAAGCCATCGTCTCCAGCATAGTAATTCTTAAACCCCACGTCCGGCATCAGTTTCATAGCGACCCGTCACCCCAGCTTTTGAATGATCCAGTTTACGAATTCGTAGATGCCATACCAGAACACGGCGATGGCGAAAATAGCGACCACGATGAAGAGAAACATCTCGGGCGGGGAAGCCTCCTCGTCGGTCATCACTCCTCCAGCGGTAGGTCTTCCTGCATCTCTTCCGGGCGCATCGCCTCGATCGTGACGATCTCCCCGGTGTCCTTCCTGATGATCGTCTTCGACCCGACTGCCGGCACGTTCATCCTCACCTCGCACTCGACGTCCCGGTACTCGTAACCGTTGTTGATATGGTTCGAGAGAAGCGAGATGTGCGCCGAAAGCCCGTCAATCTTCGACTTGAAATCGGACACCGTCGCCTTCTTTGCCTCCTCGTACTCCGACCGCTCTTTGCAGTTCTGGGCGAGTCGTTTGGACTTCTCCGAGATTTCCTCTTCGGTGAACAGGCACTTCAAATTACGCTGGGTTACTTTCACGCGACGCCTCCGTATCGAGTTGGATGTATGTTTCTCCATCGACGAACGAGATGGAGAGGGGATAGTCTTTCTGGGCCGGCTTCTTCCCGTCGTTCTCCTTCTTCCAGATCGTGTACGCTGCATTCAGGAGGGCCGGCTGATCCTGCACTTCGGTCACTTTCCACCCGCGCTTGTTCGCCCGGTAGCCGATCTGGACGATGCCCAGATGGGTGACGTCTTCGTTCCCGTCGCAGTGTTTGTAGCCGGTGAGTTGGATTTCGTGAGAGGGCCACACATTCTGCCCCGTCTTGAAGTCGAATATCCATATCTGCTCGGGGATGATCTCGAATTTCGGCTCCTCGCCCTTCTTCACTTTGGTGGGCACCTTCTGAGCGGGGATCTTGATCTTCCGGTCCTGCGTCCCGGCGTACCAGAGTGTGCGGTTGTAGACCGTCTTCTCGCTCTGGTTCATGTCGACTGCGCCGAGTTTCTTCATCTCGTTCCACCAGTCGTTGACCGCCATGACGCACTCCCACTCCTCGAGAGAGAATTCCCCCTCGACTCCCTCGCTGTCAGGGAATCGGTCTTCCATGTGAAGCGTCGCGCCCTTGAAGAGAGCGTCGATCGCATGATGGACTCTGCTCCCCTTGTCGGCCGCGTCCTGTGTGATCGCCTGAGCCTCGTCCCATCCGTGTTGCGAGAGCCAGATGTAGAAGCCCTTGCCCTTGGGATAGTAGCCGGAGATCCACGTCATAGAGGGGAACGGCCTGTCCTTCACCTCGAGGTCGATGTACCACCGCTCGTCGACAGTTGTGACGCGAAGCACCTTTTTCCCGTTGATTTCGACGATTTCTTTCAGTTCGATCTTCATTCGACGCCCTTCATTCGGTTGGCTGATTTCATCATCGGGATCACGTACGCCCTCCAGCATACGAACACACTCCAGAGGGTGAGGAATAACAGGTAGAACCGATACGGCCTCTGCAGGACGATGCGGTACATTCTCTTGCGTTGCCTCCAGGAGTAGTCCCAGAGGTCACGGCTTCCTTCTATTCGGAGGGCCATAGGTCTCCCCCCTCGGGCCTGTTATCGGCGTTATCGTACTTTTCCTTTGCTCTCATGCCGGCATAGAATCCTGCAGCAAAGAGGCCGAGTATCACGGCGAGTTTCCAGAGTTTCACTTCCCCTCCTTCGGCAGGGCCAGCGCCGCCTTCACGACCATGTAGCGGATCAGGCTGGAGCGGTCGACGAGCGGTGTCGTGAGGAGTTGGTTGATCGTTGCCTTGTGGTAGCGGTGGACGAGTTTGTCCAGGAGGGAGAGCTCCGCGTCATTGAAGTGAACCGGTACGCGATGCGTTCTGAGCCTGTTCGGGTCTTTCTGGGGAATGGGTTTCCTCGGCATGGCTTCCTTCTGATTGTTTGTGTGCCTTTGAACGCACACAATATAGCATATCCGAAGGCGCTTGTCAATAGGAAATGGATAAAAAGATGAGACTATTTCCGGGGATTGTGGCGCGGTCTTTGCTACGTGATTCTACTTGACAATAACGGTGATTGATTCTTATCTTGCGCTTGCGGTAAGGGGCACAGGTCTAGGAGATTGACCGAACGATGGACACACCGGGATGCGCGGTCCTGGTCACGTCGCCGGCATTTCTCACTAGACCTGGCGCTTTCTCACTTCTCAGACATGAAATTCAGCTTCCCCTCAATCCTCCCCAGAGAACGTATCATCGCCTGATGCTCCGCGTGGATTTCCTTCAGGAGGTTGTCGTGGTTGTCAATCCGTACCTCATGCGCCTCGATTTTCTCTTTCTGACTCAGATCGGACTGGTCGAGACGTCTGACGTCGCTCTGCAAAGAGTTGACGTCGAATCGGATGTCCTGAACCTGCTGATACATCTTCCCGGAAGAGTATACTGCTCCCACCATCCCCCCTCCGAACGCAGCGATGACGGACAGGGACACAGTTAGGACCCCCCTCCCACCGCGTTTTATCATTTCCGGTGTCATAAATCTCCCCCAGTTATAGCCATATATATTCGATTTTACCAACCTTGTAAGCAAGACGTCCCTCGACTATGATGAGGCGTGTGTTATGTCCTGCGTTTATAGGAACTCCTACAAACCACTCGCTAACGTCTGGATAGAGATACTGTAAGCGCCGTAAGTTAAAGAGATGGAATGGTAGCGATGTCTGGTTATACCACTTGTCGAGCGTGATAATCTCCGGCCTCTGGGCCGGCGTGAGAATGAGATCCCCGATCGTGATGTAATTCTGGTTCTTCAGCCGATTGATGAAATCGGGGACGCTCGGAATCCAGTCCAGTTTGTTGAACGCCGGGGCGACCACAAAGACGTCGCCGGGCCGGTCGTACTGCCGGAAGACTCGCTGGACGGGCTGTACGATTGGCTCGTAGTAGCGGTCAGGCAGCACCAGGGGTTGAATCTCGGGCCAGGAGAGGCTCGGATAGAGGTAGCGCTCTTCCTTCGCCCTGAAGTAATCTGGGTACACCCAGAGCCACTTATCAGGGTAGATCGTCTCCGGGCGCTGGCTCTGCGTGAGCTCGAGAACCGGGTACGTGATCCACGTCCTCGACTGCAGACGGTCGATCCGGTCGGGATAGTCCGGGACCCACTTATCTAAGAAAATAGGTGAAGGAAGTGGGAGTGGATAGAAAGCTAGACTAGGATAAGTGAACCTAGGATCCGTCTTTCTAAAAATAATATCAGGTTGAAAGCCTATCCACCTATCGACAAATATAGGTGGTAAGATCTCGGGCCAGAATATCGAAGGGTAAAGGTACCTTTCTTCTTTACCCTTAAAGAAACTTGGGAGAGTAGTAGACGACCATCCATCCATCCTTGGAACTGGTTGGATTTCGGGCCACGAAAGAGACGGATAGAGAATCCTTAAGTCTTTAGCTCTAAAGAGTATGTCCGGTTGATATCCTATCCATTTATCCGCATAGATTACTGCACCAATGACTATATCTGTGCGTGCTTCCCATGGGGCTGTCCAGCGATTGTCGGGTCTCTCAAAGGGATTTACGTCCTGATACTGCCATGTTCCCGAATAGTCAGCATCGTACGTCGAGTCCCAGAACCATGACTGGTCAACGATATACGTCTGATCCTTAAAATCATTAGCCTTAACCTCTATGAGAGGATGCCACTTATCGGCTAAAACTATAGGAATAGGATCAGGAGAGAACTCGGAATCGGTAATGTATTGCTGATCCTTAAGTCTATCAGCCTGTTTTACTAGGGATGGATATAGTGAACCCGAATAGTCTGCGGCATAGGAAGAATCCCAGAACCAGTTTTGATCGACGATATACGTCTGGTCTTTGAAGTCATTGGCCCTGACTTCAATCAGAGGGTGCCATCTATCTGCAAGAACGATAGGTATGGGATCAGGCGAAAACTCAGAGTCAGAGATATATTGCTGATCTTTGAGTCTATCGGCTTGTTTCTCTAGAGATGGAAGCCACCTATCAGGAAGAACAACCGGAGCGGCCGTTACGAATGGAGAGAAGAAGCTCTCATAGGTATACCGGAGATCGCGTACCCGGGAGATTGCATCCGGGTATTGACCGTACCATTCCTGCCCTCTGGGGAAAGACTGATTCTCTATCCCGAAATATGATGGGTAAGCGTACCGTTCCTCTTTCGGCTTAAAGAGATAGTCCGGCCATTGACCCTGCCAGCTATTGTCTCTGGGAAGAGGCTGACGTTCAGGAGCGAAGAATGACGGATAGGCGTATCGTTCTTCTTTGGCCCTAAAAATGACATCAGGCTTCTGTCCATTCCACGAATCCATCCGTGGGACGGGAGCCTGAACAGGGAAGGGCATAAAGAGTGACCCCGCCATAATTGCCGTAAGAAGGGCGGGAGCGCGTCGTGAAGCGTAAGGCTGAGAAATCTCCGTCCAGATAGTCTGGGTCGGGGCTGGAGTCGCCGGGGGGATTAAAACCTGTACTGGTACTCGTAGTGCTGGAGCCGAAGCCATGGCACTACCTCATGGGTTTGAACGGTGCGGGGCGG